TATACTATCTTAGTCATCATATCACCACTCGTACTTGTCTTCTTCATCGCCGACAGGCCATTCAAGTTCATCCATGTATTCTAGGAAATCTTCATGGACCATAAAGTATGCGACTGCACGGCGAAGCGACTTGATCAGCTTACGATGCTCCTTACGAGATTCACAGACCTTAACTTCACCAATATAATAACGAATGTTTGACTCTAGAGCATGCTGAAGTTCCTGCAATACGATAGCATCAACCTGCTCTGATTGCAATTCAATATTGACTTTCATTTTAGTTCTCCTACAAATAAGTTCTTGCCATCGATGCAGATCTCGCTGTCGACGTAGACTCCGCCTAGAGTCTCGCAGGCAAACTTGAGGCTAGCCTTGTGCTGAATGCCGTCGTAGATGATGACTCCGAGCAGGACAAGCGGCCCGACCAGGATGATAGGAACTATGACGTATTCCATGAAAAACTTCTTCATGGCGTCAGCCGGCTTCTGCTGCTTATTCATTTCCACTCTCTCCCTTGATCTCTTCTAGTTGCAATCTGAGCTCATAGATCTTAACCATGAGCGATATCCGATCGACAAAGCCGGCATGCGCCGCTATCTCGATTATCGCGATTAGCTCCTCGAGCAGTTCCTCCATTCTCTGGAGAAGTACCTGCTGCGGCGCATTCAATAGTTGAAGCTTCATTGCTTCGGCCTCATCATGTTAGCCGTAATGAGGCCGTCACGGGTAAACTCCTGATCGATGAGCGAGTAACCCTCGATCCTCATGATTCGAATCCAGGCAGTAACGGCCTTAATGGGACCGGTATAAGACTGCCGCTCTGTCCTAACTTTTGTCAGGGTATTAGCCATGCGCTGTATCTCCTGTTGCTTTCGTTATATCTATTATACACAGCTGGGCAATAATGTACATGCCCAATTTAGGCCGGGAGAAACTATTATCGCCGCATCCTCGAGATGTCCGCAGCATCTGCAGTACTGAAGACAGGCACCATGTTAGACTTGTGCATAGTAGCGATCCCCAGCAGTTTGTTCCCGGTGTACACCTTCGGCTCTGGCTTAGCTGCAATGCCGTACCCGATGCCGCGGCTCTGATAGCCTGACATGTCAGGCTGCATTGTCTCCCTGTACTCCCTGCGCCACTCTTTCTCCATGAATTGCTTGTCCGGCTTCTTGCCTCCGGTCATCTTCTCCACGAACAATAGGTGCTGCATCTTGGAGAATTCGAGCTTAGTAAGTTCCGGCTCCCGCTTCCTAGAAACCTTGCGCTGCTTCAAGTCGTTGAAGTATATGGGTAGGAGGTGCATACTCACTGAGACTCTCCGGAGATGACGTGTGCCCAGCCATACATCCCGATGACGCAGAGCAGGCACACTAGTGGGAACGTCAGGGCAGTAACCCCAGCGGATGAGGCCAGGACGAACATCGCCGCCCTGGGATAGAGGTATTCGAGTCGGCTCATGCTGCCTCCGCCATCTCGACCGCAGTCTCGAGCGCCTTTGTCTTGACACCCTTATTGTAGCCGTACCAGGCAGATGCGAGGCGACTGTCGGAATTGCGACCCATGACATGGTCAGTCATGTAGGTGACAGCGTTGAATGCCTGCCACCAAGTACCCTCAGCGAAGTTAGCACCTGGCTGATTGACCAACACATCCATGGCAATCTCCGCATTGCGCGAGCGATCTTTCTTGGATGAGGAGCCAGTCACAGGGAACACCCGAGTGAAGTACTCAACGATGTTCTCGTTGCTATAGCGCTTCGAGCCGAGGAAAGATGCCATCTCCTTGTACGTGGCCAGCTTGTCGTGAGCCACACCGAGCATCAGCTTGACACTGTCGCCGTCGAACACCTTGCGGTGAGAGATCTTAGCCATGTTGTCCACCGAGGAGGACAGCGCCAAGGTCAGTGTATTGTTGCAGACCGTGCGGATTGGAGTAAAGCGAACGTCAGTGCTGTACCCGTATTTGTGGAAGTTAGTGAAGAGCATGTAGGAGTCGACGCGATCACCCTTGAACAGCTCGAAGCTCTCCTTTACCTTGGCTAAACCCCAAACAATCTGCCCGTTCTTGAGAGAGCCGGCAGTGTGCATCTCCATGTCACCCGCAGCTACGAAGTCGTTGAAGAACTCGAACGCCTCCTGATTTTGCACCGGGTTCCAGTCGTCGGAGACTACGTCGAGGATGGAATCGTCCATGCTGCGGACGAGGGCAGAGTGGCCGATGGCTACCTGTTTGTCGCCGACCTTAGCGAATGCCGGTACCTTGGTGACCGACCAATCAAGGCCGGCTGCCTCGAGCATCTGGGCAGGGGTGAGGTCGGCTGGAACGGCAGTGCCGAGGCCGTGCCATGGAACATCGCCGGTGTAAGCCATCTGAGCCTTACCATTGACGAATTCGATTTCGTGTGCCATAGTAATATTTCCTTTTGTTGTGTGTGGTTAGATTAATTAGCTCGTATTATTAGTATATCAAGCGAGACGAATTAAGTACATGCTTATTTTACGCTGCTTTATGATTCCGCCCCGCCTGCATTATTAGCCAGTACCGTTCGTCGTCTGCAGTGAAGCACGCGTCCTTTGCCATAATCTTTTCAGTCAATGCCTCCATCAGGTCATCAATAAATTTGTCCAGATCCTGTGCGTGGCCGTATGCCTCTTCGTCCATGGCCTTGTTGTAGCTGGCCTCGACGAAGGCCAGAGTAGACCGTATCTGCTCTATGCTAAGGTAGTCGTGCATGTGGTGTTCCTTTGTTTTCATCATATTATTAGTATATCAAGCGAGACGAATTAAGTACATGCTTATTTTACGCTGCATGATAATTATGCTGCATCTTTTCCACAGAATGCTTCGATAATGCCAAAGTACCAATCTTCGTTCTTTTCACGAAGGATGTCTAAGGGAGCCTTGCTGCCGTATGGAGCAACCTGTGTAAAATAATCATCCTGTGTATGATTGGCTACGAGCTCCTTGAGGAACCTAGCCTTAGTGAATGGACTCTTGGAGTACTTAAAACGACCAACGAACCGGCGTTCACCGTTGTATGGGTAAAACACATAATCACCAGATATCTCAAAAGCCTTACGATCGAATTTCATTTGTTTTTCTCCATTCCTTATATTCTTAATATAGTCTATTTTTGAAAAAATGTCAACGAATATTTTCAAAATAACGCACGTCAGCTGCCGTGGTGTATGGATTCTCTGCCATAATCTTGGCAGTCAGTTCTTCCGTTAGGCCATCGATCTTGGCTAGGATCGCGTTAGCGAGGCCGTATGCCTCACCGTCCATGGCCTTGCTGTAGCTAGCCTCGAGGAAGTCCAGAGCAGACCGGATCTGATCGATGTTGAGGTAGTTGTACATGCTGTTTTCCTTTGTTTTCATCATATCCCTAGAATAACACGCAATGCGAATAATGTACATAACGTGCCGTGCATAGCTGCTATGCGGCCTGGAGCATGCTCAGTGGTACCCGATATGAGGTGGTTACGCGAACTTGGCGCATTTTGGAGTCGTAGGCTTTGCCTGGAAGCTCGCACTCTACTACGGCTCGCTTGACCTTGACCGAGATTACTACACCCTTGTAGAGCGTCCCCTTCGACGTGAAAGTCACCTTAGCGCCGGCCTTTATGATGCCCTTAGCCTGCTTGCCTATAGTCGCGCGGCGCGCCTTGATTGCCTCGATGATGGCGTTGAGGTCTTCGATGCCTGCCGTGGTAAGGACGTAGGCGAGGGCGAGGTTGCGGTCGGTATTCATTGTAGTCTCCTGTGTGTGTTTAACTTATCTTCTATTATTAGTATATCAAGCGAGGCGAATTAAGTACATGTTTATTTTAGCCTACCACCGACTTTTTTCGCTTGCTCCAGCTCGAGCCATTAATGCCCAATCCCTCTGCCGAGAGTCGGCTGTTCCAATACATGCGGCTGACGTCCGCCGGCCTACGGCAATTCCTGTCCACGTCGTTCAGCATCATCTTCAGCTGCACCGGATCTTTGATCACGGAGGTGAAGTGCTCCTTGAGGGCAGCCTTGCTGCGGTCGAGCGGGAGGCGGTCAAGCATGGCGAGGTCGGGGTTTGTTGCGATCATGAATTTGGCTATGTTGATGCGCATGTCAAGCTGCCTTCATCTTTTCTGCGATCATGAACTTGGCTACGTTGATGTATTTGCGAGCCTGTTCCGAGTCACCAAACTCTAACACCTGTTGAGCGTCAGAGAGTATGCTCATGATCGTCATCTCGATACCAGCCAAGCGAGTGGTGATGCCGTTGATGAGATTAGCGTTGATATCTTCGACGGTCATTCCGTAGCAATCGCGTTCGAACTTAGTCATGTGTGTGTTCCTCTGTGTTATCTTCTATTATTAGTATATCAAGCGAGGCGAATTAAGTACATGTTTAATTTCAGCTGGCGCGAGTTATTTTTTAGATCTCACCAGCGTCCACAATCTCCTGCATTGTTGCATGAGTGTCGAGGCAGATTTCCTGGATGAAGCGGTCGACTGTCTTGCGATCGCGCTTGAGGTGAGCTTCCACGAAGTCCTGAAAGAGCTCGGCAATCTCGGTCTCAGCATAAGATTCATAACCATCCAAGCTGTCCAGCATCTGCTGCGTGTAGTCGGTGATCTTAAACTTCATGCTGACGGTGATTGAGTTGCTCATGTGTAGTCTCCTGTGTGTATGCTCATCTTCTATTATTAGTATATCAAGCAATGCTAATTAAGTACACTAAAAAACGCACGTCATCTGAAATTATTTCCAAATTTGGATTTCTCTGACATACACATCGAACCGCGCGCCGTGCTCACGCTTGATGTCTTGGCTGCTGAGTCTCTTCAGTGGTCCACCGACTGCGTACAGGTGACGATGTGGATTATTCTTGCCTAGACGGGGACGGATGACCACTCGCTGCCTGACTATATTCTGTGCCGAATTTTGCAGCTCTTCTACTCTGCGCTTGGCATTGGCCACCTTTGCCATCCACTTGGCTGCTGCTATGCCGGGGGCGTTGAGGTTGGTTACGGTGAACGCATAGCTCTCTGAGTTTCTCATTGGTAGTCTCCTGTGTGTCTGTGGTTAGCTCGTATTATTAGTATATCAAGCAGTGCTAATTAAGTACATGTTTAATTTCAGCTGGCGCGAATTATTTTTAGCGGGGAGTGATTAGCTGCCGCTGAGTCTCGCGACGCTCGTATTAAAAAAAAGCTGATTTAAATCAACTCAGTTCCGGATCGTACTGGTAGGAGTGAGCCATTACTTCTAGCTTGGAGTATTCAGGGTGTTTTCTTATCCACGATCCAGTATAGGCCGAGAACTGTTCTTTAAAGAACCTGTCTAGTTCTGTATACCTAGAGATCTGTTCTGGTGAGTGGTAATCCTCTATAGTACTCATCTCTGGTCTAATAGACTTAGCTAGGTCGTCGAACTGTGAGTCTGTTAGTACCGGAGAGTCGAGTATCTCATACGCGTATGCAGCTCTCGCTACTAAGATTCGGTTTCTCCTCTCTAGTTCCTTCTCAGTTCTTATCACAGAATATACTCCTCACTCTGTCCTCATATTGATCTTTAGTCTTTACAAATACTTGTGCGGGCTCGTGGTCTACTGCAATGATGATCGCTATCTGGGGGACTTGGATTTGGTAGATCTCCTCGATCATCATAGCATACGCAGTCGACTGAAGGAAATAAGACTGAATCCACTCTTCACGTTTCGGTTTAAGAGACGTCTTGAAGTCCACGATCGAAGATACGCCGTCGAAGTCCGCTACTAGGTCGGTTGTTCCAGCAGCTCTCAGCGTCGGCGAGTAGAGCATATGCTCGATAGCGCGGATGATCCCCACTCTCTCGTCTAGTACGGATTGAATAGACTTGAAAGTAAGTACGTTCGACGGCATCGCTCCTAATAAATACGTATCATCGTTTTCTAGATATCTCTCGCATAACGCGTGAATGGCAGTCCCGCGATTAGCTGCTTGAGTACTGATCTTAGCAGCCTTCTCGTGGCCAACCTTAGCACGCCACTTATCTAGGTGACCGTCGTCTAGCGCTCGACCTAAAATCGTAGTCACCGACTCGTAGGTTCCAGTAGGTGCCTCGTAATACCGCTTGTTGTGAAGCGTCACTCTCGTAACCCCTAGTGCAGTCAGTGGCTCGTGCTCAAATACTCTCATTACAATTCTCCATTATTAATCCTACACCGACACTCGATATATGTACATGCTCACTTGACGTCGTACACGGTCCAGTGAGACGGATCATATATGCCAAACAGCATTCTATTACTAGGATCTTTGTACACGAGCAGCACGTCACCAGCTATCGCTCTTCGCTTTTCTTTATCGAATGGTGTCCGCTTCGTCTTAGTCCAATGACTCAACTTGCCGGGAAATACCCACAGATCTCCCTCCTCGCACTGAAATCCCGTATCGAAGGAATTGTAGGCATTCCACTCCTTTATATTAGGCTGCCTACCGTCGACATTGGTTTCCGGTCCGGGATTGAACGCACCATGGAATGGCTGATTGATATTCGGTTGATGAGTGTTGCCAAAATGGATGTAATCCATTCCAGTAGGATCGTCTACGTAGTAAATGAACGATATGTGGTGATCTGCGTGATTGTGAGGCTCTATATCTACAACATTATCCACGTAGGAAAGCCACGATTTGCCTATAATGATCCTGTACTTAGACGTGTCCATAGCTAATTCGGTCATGTAATGGTTGACGCTGCGGGCGATGAATGCGTATAAATTGCTAAATGCCGGTTCCTTGTGGACTGCATTGAAACCGGTGTGCTCACCTGCATCGACACCTCGATCAGTACTCAGTAGATACTTGTTCTCGTGTTGATTAAATATATCCTCGAATTGCCTAGTTTCATCATACTTGTACTTACATACCAATGTAGGAAATAAGTTAAACCTCTCCATCTCAACCGCCACTCAGTCCTCCTATGCAACTATATTGAGTCTATCCTTAGCTATGATGTATTCTTTGACCATCGCCGACCTAACGATGTCGTTCTCGTCAAACTCTACGAACTCGAAGCTCTTCATCTTGGTAATGATGCGCATGAAGTCTTTGATGCCTTTCTTGTCCTCGTAGCGAGTGAAGTCGGATTGCCTAAAATCACCGCAGAATATGATCTTGCAGTTCTTACCAACTCTCGTGATCACTGAGTCTAGCTCGTGAAGAGTAAGATTAGCAATCTCATCTACAACCACAATACAGTCGTTAAGAGTAATACCTCTAATGAAAGACGTACTGATAAAGTCGACGAAGTCCTTCTGCTTGAGATACTCATAAGCATCAGATCTGCCAAACAATTCCGTAAATATAGATTGATACGGTGCTTCATATACTTTCGTCTTCTCTTTGTTATTTCCTGGTAGGAATCCCATGTCTCTCGTAGGAACCACGCTCCTTACGATGACTAGCTTTTTAAATCTGCCGTTCTCCTCGAGAATCTGTCTGATCGCTAGAAATATAGATACGAAACTCTTTCCGGTTCCGGCTATCCCGTGCAAGAGTAGGTTCTTCCCGCTATCATAGTGGCTGAATGTGAGCTGCTGATTCTTAGTCAGTGGATCCACGCTCTTCAGTTTGAAGTTTAGTTTAAGATTGGTGTTAATGTCTTCCGATACTCCTGATTGACGCTGTATTCTTCTTTGTTTTCTTGTTAGCCTCTCGGGTGAATCCATTTGAAATCTTTTCATTAAAATGTGTTAATCGTCGACCTTGTGAGTCCCTTAGAGTTCTTTCTCTTTATGTCTCTGAGTACATCCCTGAAACCGTCATCAGGCTTTCTAGGAACTCCTGAAACGATCATTGGTGCGCCGTTAACTAACTGCGTTAAGTGACTGTTCTCCGTCATGTAAATGTCTAGCTGCGACATATTCATAAAGTCGGTGAATTCCTCACCGGTGGTATTATTCTTGAACTTGTAGGTTGGCATTATTTCCACTAAACTTTCATAAATTTAAGTTATCTTGTTGGCTGTATTCGTAGTCAGTAGGATCTAACCCCTCATTATCCATGTCAATGAGTACATCGATATTCTTGGTCTTTACTGCACGCTCAATCTTCTTTTCTTTAAGTCTCGCGATGTTAGCCATTCTATCAACATCATTGTATCTTCCACCATCCATATACTCCCTATCAGCATAATAGTCGTGGTTTTTAATATGTTTAGACTTACCCATGTTAGTTCGTAATCTCCACTGAAATTAAGTCGGGAAATGCTTCCTTGACAATGTCGGCCGTTATTCCCTTATACGGCAACTTCTTTTCTTTAATTGAACACAGCAATTTTGCATCAGCTGGTGCGACATTCTCAAGTAACTCGATGAACATCATCTCGCGCTGCGACTGACTCCGGACAGCTGCACCACCTTCAACGAAGTAGTTTAGTTTGCGGCATTCCCTAAGGAGTACTCCTTCTTGATCTTGAATATCATTTGGTTTATAAGGAGGGATTCCTGGAGGTAATAGCCACTTAATCTTCGGATCATAAGCGCCCTGAAGTATAGTTCTGAGCGCGAAGCTAGTAGCTCGCTTCAAGATATCCACCTTCTCCTCGCGTTTCTTCATTTTTGACACGTTCTCTAGGAACTCGGCCATACCAATTACCATCTTAGAACTCCTGGATGTGTTCGACCAAGTGCTTGAGCTTGTGTCCGGTAAAATAACCGAAGAGCTTCTCGCGAGTCTTAGTTTGTTGATTAAAAAAGCTATCAGCAATTGCCTGCTCTATCTGTTGGGGAATCTTCGTTAGGTCGATCAATGTTTGATTCCTACTATAATTTCTAGCTGAGATAGTATCTAACTCTACCTCTTTCCTATATATCTGATCCATCTTCTTTTGAGTCATGGGCTTCTGTCTCTTACCAGAAACGAATGTGTCATCGTCAGATAGGATATTTGGAATGCCGTCGCCTGCATCTCCTTTAAGAATGTGGTCGTGTAAGTATCGATTAGGATCTTCGTGCACGATCCACTTCTTCCTAACTGGATCGTATTGATTTACGTTGTTATACTTGTGAAGCTGAATGAAGTCCTTGTCACCGGATAGGATTAGGATCTTTTGTGCATTGGAAGTGCTATGTAGCTTTACGAGAGTGGCGATGATGTCATCTGCCTCGCACGACTCGATGTCAACTACCTTATAAGGGAAGAACTCTTTTAGATCTGATCTGATTGAGTTCATGCACTCGAAGATCGATTGCCAGTCGAGCTCTGACTTCTCTATGTTTTTCTTGCGATTAGCCTTATAATAAGGATATATCTGTTTTCTCCAGTAGTTCTTATTATCGCAAGCTATGACTATCTCACCGTACTCGTCAGAGAACTTAGTCCTATATGATCTGATGGCATTGAGAACCATGTGCCTTACCATATTCTCTTCTAGGCTAGCATTGGTATGATTACCGAGTTGCATCATTAGATTAGATATCATCACTTGATTTAGGTCAATTAAAATCATGATATGTCGGCTTTAGCCGTTTCCTTCCTCAATTGGTCTGAACTTAACACTTATGTTGTCTACTATCTTAAATGATCCCTCTTCTTCGTCATCTGGAACGAAGATATTATCAGCTATAGCACTGAATGGGTGATTGATGCCGTGATATTTACAGAGCATCGCTTTTATAGACTCTACTACGAAAGCACCATCCTTTATATATGGATCGGATTCTCCCTCGAGAGTACTGAAGTCAAATCCAACAGTTTCTAGTTGAGCGAAAAAAGAAGGTAGAATGTTCTGCAGACTCTCGTGAATGTGATGCAGCTTAAGGTCATCCATTCTATCTTCTATCTCTTCAAGATCAGCCGGAACAAACTTTGGATTGTTCTTTGGAAACTTAATAATATTGCTCATGCCAATCCTATTTTTTATAGTATATTAATCTTCATAATATGTACATGGTTATTTATCATGTTGTTCGATACACGAATTTCTCCTCGGCAATAAATCTTGACTCAATAGTAGGGTAATCATTAAGGAGAGTTTTCAGCAAATTTTCCCACTGTTGCATTGCTCTGTTAATGTGGAATCGATTGTCTGCATAGAACTTTGCATATCCAACTAATTCAGCGCTCTTATTGCTCTTAACTAACTCAATGGCTCCTTCGAGGTAAGAGTATAAGATATTAGCGTGAGAATTCCTATCATTAAAATTGCCATGATACATCATATTTAAACCACCTGAAGTATCAGCAAGAGCTCCAAAATTTGGATGAACGCAGACGAGACCAGCTGACATCGCTTCCATCAAAGCGATGCAAGCGGTTTCCATCCATATCGATGGATAAGCAAAGATGTGACACTTATCTACGTGTGCTCTTAACTCATCATTAGGAGTAAAGCCATGATATGTTATTTGCGGGTGATTGCGACACTCTTCGTATAGAGGCTCATAACGCTTATCAGCTTCATCGAATCCATAGATCTTAAAGCTAGAGAATACGTCGAGGTGAATGTTTGGATACTTCTCAGCTAGTCGCTTAAATACTGGAACGAGGAGTTCTAGTCCTCTTTGAGGTGTAGATGTATACACCAACCTAATCTTATCATTGGGTTTATTTAAGCAAGATGCCGGAGACGGTACAATTCCGTGCTCGATGATTATTGATGTAGTGTCATATGGCAAACCACTGAAAAGCTGGTATCTGTTATATTGCCAATTACTAACGAACACGAATTTGTGAAACTTATCTCGATATGCTTTATGCTTTATCTTTTCTGACTCTGGATCCTCTGGTAGGTCATGAGACCACATCACTCGAATTTTTTCTGGGTTTAGTTCCCTGATTCGAGATGATATGATTTGAAAGTTGTCGAGGAGGGTTGGATCTAACAACCCTCCCAGTCTTCTCTTAATCAACTCAGTACCACCATTGGCTTTCAGTGAAATCTCATTCTCTTCAAAACCGGCCATAATAACCTCTGTGTTAGTTCATTTGTTCTGGTGGAAGGATTTCTTGGCCGTCAACTTCTCCGCTCTCGTCGAATATAGGAGCCTGACGCTGGAGGAATGCTGTGTTGAATTTCTTGTGACCAAAGAAAGATGCAGTTAGGTTGACTACAATTTGCGGATCAAATGGTTTGCAAGAGAACACGTCAAGATAGAAGCTGTCGCTCTCATTGACGAAGTGAGCGCAGATGTTGGAAGTCTCGATCAATTGAACGAGTGTGATGCCTTCCTTATCACCTGATCCAAATTTTTGGATCATTGGCTCGCCGAAAGCTACCATGTCGATCTGCTTAACAAGTTCCTTAGCGAAGTTGCTTATGTTCTCTTCGCTAGTAATTGATCCGTGATCACAACCTGCTGCATCGAGAATGAGGTGATAACCCCAGTTAGTTTGTTCATTCATATAACTATTCCTCTTCTTTTATTTTTTTAGCGATGTTATTTTTTTGATATTTCTTCTGCTCAATCACTTCAGGATCAAGGATGTAAGATATCTTTTTCTCTGAAGGCCAATCTTTTAGATAGTCATTTTCTTTATCAAAGATCTGCAGATATTCTTTCATATCTATATCCCTGTAATTGACTATTTGCTCGCCTATCCATTCCTGCGACATCTCTTCTATGTCATCATCACCAATAAAATCTAAAACACCCTTACTATCTGTGTCTTTATCTTCCCAAAATGCATAGCTGTGTTTGAACATAGATACGGTAGTAACCAATACTATTTTTTTGGTCATATCAGTAACCGTCGATCGCTTGAGCGTACTTGACTGAGTCGACTCTAAATGAGCGCCAACCACCGGCTTCCAAATCCCATGCAGCAACGAGATCCAAGTTCTCTGGCTTCTTGTGTTCTTCCATAATATCGCCGTTGGTTGTCTTAGGCGGAAGATACTTGTCCATTAGAGTGCAGCGAAGCTTGCGCTCTGTTCCGTCAACCTTAGTGAATATAATCTCGCATGCGCCGAAGCGAAGATCTTCAATGAGAGCATCACGTGTATAGATCATCATATATTTCCTTCATTTAAAAGTTGTGTTGTTTTATCAAATTCAGTCTCTACCTTCTCGGCGAGTTGGCTATAACCGCCGATGTGGAATCCATCGATCACTACTACTGGGTAAGATTTTGCATGTGGATACTTATCCATCAAAAACTCTCTAGTAAAGTCTACCGACAGTTTTTGCTCTGAAAATGCGATACTCATAGTATTTAAAAGATGCTTAGCTTTCGTGCAATATGGGCAGTCTGGCTTCGTGTATATCTCTACGCTTCCTATCATAATCTATGACTCCAATACAAATCTATATCAAGCTGATAATTTGGGTCATATCCATTAGTTTCCATGTCCCTTATTATTAACAACTCTAGTTCACTATACAGCGATTCAAACATAATGTACATCCTTATTTTAGACTTAATTGTTGATCTTTTAGGCTTTTTTCATAGTTATTCATTTTATCTAGGTATCCCCTATTCCTAAGTTCTTTAAATACGAGATTCTCGAAGCTAAACTCTCCACCCTTGGCAATGGCAGATGCTCTCATCTCAGCTATCTTTGACTTTAGGTCCTTTATAGTGGTCGGTCCCATCTTATTCTTGATAATATTATCTATCAAGTGAACATAGTATATGACCTTCCTCTTCAACTCTGGGTCTGTTTTAAAGTTGAAGTTTCCGTGAATCGGTTTTTGTAGCCACTCTCCCCGTTTAAGACTGTAGACACCTTGTCCACTGGCATAACTGTCTGTAGAGTCCTGTGCGTATGGTTCAATTGGATATCCAAGGATAGTAATCTTGTGCGTGAGAGTCCATAGGATTTTCTTAGCTTGAAGATACTCATCTATAAATCCTCTATTCGCGTTTAATTTATTTCTATCCACTACTATATGGACGTCGATGTCAGACTTTGAAGTATAGTTGTAATTTGTATTGCCACCTACCATTATGATATCTTGTATCAATTTTGAAGGTATCTTCGCAAAATCGGCCCATGCATTAGCAAAGTCTAGTAACTTCGATCTAACATCAGGTCTAAGATTCCACCCATTCCATAACTTCGAATTGAGTTCTGTGTGATAGTCTAAGCTTATCTTTGTTTCATTGAGTGGCAGTCCGCGCTCTTCACGGACCACCTTCTTCATTGTTTTTAATGTTGATTTCATAGATGTTTCCCTCTTTGATCATCTATTTATTGTAGTGGCGGAAAGTGAGAGATTCGAACTCTCGGTAGGTTTCCCTACGTCTCGTTAGCAGTGAGGTGCCTTAAGCCGCTCGGCCAACTTTCCTTATTGGTCACATGTTGAATAAGCTTATTCTATATATCCTGTCAGTAACTGGATCAACGTATATATCAATTCTGTCGTTTCCAGTATAACTGATGGTCTGCAGCTCATCGTATACAACATTTAGTTCAAAACCAAATTTAGATGATACCTTATCTAGCTCTTCGTCTACTACGCTATATATTTGGCCCATAAAACCTTCATATGGATTTTTATTCATCATCATGTCAAACTTCTCATTCATTAACGCTTCTTATTCTGGCGACGTGCCTTACGCTTTCTGGATCCAACTTTGCGACGACCTTTGCGAGGACGATTTTTATGCGGCCAACTCATGATGCTCTCCTATTTGTACAATCTAACCAATGTATGACCTACTTTTTCATGCTTAGGGAATCTATTGACTGCCCAAGCATACCAAGCTTCTCTACCTACCCAGTCGTGCAAGTAGATAACTGGATCTTTCTTCTTAGAAGCGGCGAGTACCATCATAGCACACGCAGCTCTAGCAATTCCGTCAATGAAGAATATGTCTGCATCGAGAATCTTCTCATCGGGAACTATGTAGTCTTCCAATCCGAATGGGTGTTCCTCAATGATATCTGCGTAGCCGTGCTTGAAGCCGTGCTTCTCTTCACTTAGAATTAATTCGTGTCTAGTATTGTAGTCTGGATACAGCTTCATGGTATTTCTAATTTTTCTATACCATGATGTGTTGTGCTCGATAGTAACGAGCTTTTGGTCTTTTTGCATGCTTTCTAGCCACTTAATAGTGGATCCCCCGGAACCCCACTCTACCATCAAGCCATCTTTTTTCATAGATTTAACAGATGATACTATCTCGTCTATTTCATCTTGCTGCATCTGGATCTCTGTTAGATCACCGTATTCAACCTTCACTGACATATCTTCACTCCTTTGGTATATGACTCTTATGTACCTTTACCATAATCCACATATTATAGTATTCTGTATTGGTTAAAACATTATTATCGAACTGGTGTTTAGCCTCGTAATAGTTGCACTCTCCTTTTGTTTTGCAGAGTCTTATAATCTCTCTCTTAAAATTAAAAAATCCTATATTAGCTACGTCTTCCAGCAGTTCCTTATTCGATCCATAGTAGTCCTTCCAATCCGACTCAACTAGTGATCTCTTCTTTTTCCCCTTAACTTGTCTAGTCTTGGTTCTCTTTAGCAGCTTCTTACCTATATATTTCTTGTTATCTATAAGATTGGTAATGACGTAGACGAATCCCAGATAATTTTCCAGTATTTCCGAGTCTACTATATTATTGCTGAACGTCCATGGATTCTCGTAACTCATTCCACATTATCACTTCCATCTTACCATCGAGGTGTTCGACTACGGCGCTACAGGTCTCGCACCAGTCGCCACAGTTTATATATGTAATCCCGCTGATGTCTCTTATATTTGGATGATGAATATGTCCACAGATTATTCCATCTACACCCTTGCTTTTTGCGTAGGATGTTAAGTTCTCCTCATAATCACCTATAAAGTTAACTGCTTCCTTTACTTTATACTTAGCCCAAGCGCTAAGAGACCAATACGGTCTGCCTAGAATGGTTCTAAGTTTCGATAGTAGAATGTTGATGTCTATAGTAACGTCGTATGCCCAACTTCCAAAGTGAGATAACCATTTCATATTATTCACTACTACGTCAAATTGATCTCCGTGCATAACTAGATATTTTTTACCATCGACACCAATATGTATGTTCTTATCGATTAAGGATATCTCTCCAAATGATGTATCGCAGAAACTGCGTAAGAACTCGTCATGATTTCCAGGAAGATAGACTATCTTAGTTCCCTTACGCGCCTTACGCATCAGCTTCTGTATGACGTCGTTGTGTTCTTGGGGCCAATAGAAGTTCTTGTGCATTGCCCAGCCGTCGATGATATCTCCGACTAAGTAGACAGTATCACACTCGAATGACTTGATAAAATCTAATAAAAATCCGGATTGACTCATCTTAGTACCGAGATGAGTGTCAGATATAAAGACGGTGCGATACCTATTCAATTTAGAATGATTCCCTATCTTGGTCATCCCAATCTAGATCTTCTTCAGCCTCTTCAGCATCTTCAATACCACTCATATCTCTGAGAATCTCATCGAAGAGCGGATCAACCTTAGAGCACTCATTTAATCCGCTATAACCGGATAACTCGATGAGGTTAATTAACTCATAATATATATTAGTTCTCAGTCCCTCGTCATCGATATTTTCCTTTAGTAGCTCTATTACCTCCGATATACTAATAGTTTCTTTTGTCATTGATTATTCCTTACACTGCTTTTTCTTATCATCCGCGTAAGTTTTCGATAGGATGATAGGGAATTGATTTTTGTTTGTTTTGGTGTCAGGAACTGGAAATTTATATCCAGATAGTATTTCTATAGAATTAACCGTTGTCTGATAGTGTAGAATATTAGATATTAGTCCATCCTTATGAGGCATCATAAATGCATATGAAGTCTTAGTAGTATTGTCTATTAGAATCTTATACAAATATTGAGGAACAATTACCTTGTCACTTCCAATTGTCTTGCCACCGAGAGTATATATGTTTCCCGCATATATCGTATATGCGTGCTTTGTCTGATGCACTAGAGCTCTAGTAGCTTCTTCCAATTCCTTCCACACACCTCTATTGACAGAAGGAAGTTGTGGACTCATATTTGACATAATGAAACTTTCTCTCATTACGTCTTCATTCCACGACATATCAGCATTATTAGCTAAATGACCTTGATCGTATCCAGATCCGGCATAATCGCTAGGAGTAGAGCGTTGATCTATTGGAAGAGAAGCATCAGCGGCGAATGAATCTTTTCTAGGTAAGCATCCAATTGCATGTTCTGGTATTAGTGTCCATGCAACCCACCTAGGAATCTTTGCTATTGGATCGTGTTCTAGTATGTAAGCTTTACGACAGATATATGTAGGATTCTTATCCAATGTTTTTGGAATTCCAAGTGGCACCTGCTGAATGCAGGCTGCAACCGGATAAGGAGGTGTCTGGTCTATGGCATAAGCTATAGATCCGAAAGCGCCTAAAATAAATACTATGCTATAGCGTAAAACCTTTAAATGATTCATTTGATATATCCTTTTTTACTCCGCCGCCAATGTACGAAGATATTTCTGTTTCTTGCGGAGCTACCTGAACTTCAGAACCGCTGATCCACTTAACGGTCCAAGGGAGTGGATTACTGCCAGTCCTATATATAGGAGTTAAACCGACAGCAGTCATTCTCTTATTGCAGATCCACTCGACGTACTCATTGAGTAGGTGCTCGTTTAATCCAATCATAGATCCATCTGCAAATAGATAGTGAGCCCAAGCTTTTTCCTGCTCAGCTGCATCTCTAAACATCTTAATGCACTCTTCTCTTGTCTCTTCTTTAATTCTTGCAAAATCAGAATCATCAGTTGGCAACACTTTAAGCAGCTGTTGAGTGCCAGCGAGGTGAAGGTTCTCATCGCGAGCGATCAACTTGATGATCTTGGCATTGCCCTCCATCTTCTTTACCTCAGCGAACGCCCAAGAGCAAGCAAAACTAACATAGAAGCGAACACCTTCAAGGATATTAACCGACATGAGTGTAAGCCACAAAGCTTTCTTATGACGATATCTATCAGTCCAGTCGTTGTAACCGGCATCTACTCTATACCCATTCAAGCTATGAAATTCATTCATCATGATCAAGTTATCGTAGTACTTGCTGATGTCACCAGCGCAGTCTACGATTTCCTTCATGTCCATCATTCCATCAAATATAATCGACGGGTCAGAGTATACGTTCCTAATGATGTGAGTGTAACTTCGTGAGTGGATAGATTCGCTGAATGCCCAGGTAAGGATCCAATTCTCCAACTCAGGAAGTGAGCAGATGGGACTGAATGCTGCAGTTGGCGCGCGTCCTTGAACGGAGTCGAGAAGGATCTGTCGCTTGAGATTGGATGTGAAGATATGTTGCTCATGTTTGGTTAGTGCCTTAAAATCCTTAGCATCTCTATATACATCTATTTCTTCTGGGCGCCAAAAGAAACCGAGCTGAGATTGTGTTAGCTTCTCGAGGAATGGATACTTCTGCTTATCGTAACGAGCGATCGTTACTGGATCATCAAAGAATGCCCAGGCTTTCATCGGGTCTTTGTGATTAGTTATGTCGAATACACTCATTTACCATCTCCCATCGTCGATAAAGATTAATACTTTTAAGAATAGAACTTTAATTACTAAGTCTAACTTTAATCCTGGATCCATGTCACTGTCAGTCTCACAATGAAAATAGAAAGGAGATTGAATCCAACTAAACGGATTCAATATAATTGTAAAGATTATGTTTGAGTTCTTGATATATTCTATTAGATTTTTCATTTATTAAACCGCTCCACTAGTGCAATTCTAGATTCCCTATTGTATTGATTTTCTAGTATCAAAATAGCCTTTCTAAGCATGCCTATTGCTAGTAGAACAACATCATCTGCGTTGTCTGACATCATTATCGCGGTTTCAACTGGCAACATCATCTTCGCTATCTTAATTTCCAGCTTTTCTTTGTCTGTCATATCTTACAACTTTCACAGTCCTCATCATCTATTGCACCTAATGCTAGTTCTTGATGAACATCGATTTCACCAGCACCATCGTTTGTATTGAAGTAGTACAGCTGCTTTCCTCCATACTTATAGAACATTAGGAGGTGTTGCAGCATAGTAGACATAGGAATTTGCTCTTCTTTGTAAAATTTTGGATTATAGGAAGTATTTACTGAAATTCCTTGATCAATAAACTTTTGGAGGACAGACACGATCTTAATGTATCCTTCTGGAGAAACCTGGGACCAAAGTAAATCGTACTTATTCTTAAGGCGCCTGACTTCTGGGACGACTTGCTTGAGAACGCCGTCCTTACTTTGCTTAACAGAGACGAGACTCCGAGGAGGTTCAATGCCGTTTGTCGAGTTTGAAATCTGAGCGGAGGTTTCCGCTGGCATGAGTGCCATGAGAGTGGAGTTTCTAATTCCATAATGCTTAGCCCTTTCTCGAAGAATATCCCAATCCAATTTATAGTTAGGTGCTACTAGCTCGTCTACTTCTTTTTTATAGGTGTCGATCGGCATGATACCTTGGGAGTACTTAGTCTCGTTAGACTTGGAAGGAGCTCCTGTTTCAGCCGCCCTGTCGATAGAGGCTTTAATGAGATAGTAAGACCAAGCTTCGGTATATTCATGCAGTTTATCTAGTCCTTCACTGTCTATATTTTGATAATCGAGATCATTGCGAGCTAGCCAGTATGCGAGATTAATGATGCCTACGCCGAGAGGTCGACGAGCCATAGTAGAGTTTTTTGCTGCTAGCACAGGATAATCTTGGTAGTCGAGAAGCTCGTCTAGTGCTCGAACGATGAGGGTGCACGGTCGCTCGAAGTCTGATGGATCCTTTATCTTACCCCAATTAATAGCAGCTAGAGTGCACAGAGATATTTCACCATTTGGATCATTTAAGTCGGATAGCGGCTTAGTAGGAAGAGTAATCTCTGTGCATAGATTACTCATGCGAATTGGTGCTAGTTCTTTAATGAAAGAGCCATGATCATTTGCGTGATCAACATTCTGCAGGTATATGCGCCCGGTATCCTTACGCTCTTGCATAAATGCAGAGAATAATTCAGTAGCAGATATTACTTTCTTTCTAATCTTAGTAGATCGCTCATACTTTTCGTATAATTCTCTAAATTTGTCGACGTCAATGAAGAACGCATCGTAGAGGTCAGGTACATCACTAGGACTAAAAAGAGTAATATTACCGCCTTGAAGAAGACGCTCATACATGACTTTATTAAACTGTACCCCGTAGTCGAGATGTCTGACACGATTATCCTCCGTTCCCTTGTTATTTTTTAGTACGAGTAGGTCTTCTACTTCCAGATGCCACACTGGATAGTAAAGAGTAGCAGCGCCACCTCGTACACCTCCTTGGCTGCAGCTCTTAACTGCTGACTGAAAGTGCTTATAGAACGGTATAACGCCAGTATGAGACGCATCGCCACTACGAATAGGACTGCCGACAGCGCGAATACGACCGGCACCAATGCCAATACCAGCTTTTTGGGAAACGTACTTAACAATGGCTGAAGCTGTTGCATTAATGGAGTCCAGCGAATCTTCTGTTTCAATAAGAACACACGAAGAGAATTGCTTCTGAGGAGTACGAAGACCCGCCATGATCGGAGTAGGGAGCGATATCTCAAAGCTAGATGTTGAATCATAAAATTCTCTCACCCATTTAAGTCTGTCTTCCTTATAATTACGAAATAGTACCATGCCAATAAGCATGTAAGCCATCTGAGGAGTCTCGTAGTACTTACCGGTAACTCTGTTTTTTACCAGATACTTACCCCTAAGCTGTTCCATGCCAGCATATGTAAGAGTGAAATCTCGCTTATGGTCAATATACCCATTAAGTAGTCCAAGGTCTGCTGGTCCGTACCATGATAGGATCTCAGAGTCGTAATATCCTGCATCAACAACAGATCTAATATGAGTAACAAGATCAGATGGATTGAAATTTCCATAAACTTCTTTTCTTAAGTTATAATTGATAAGTCTACCAGCAACATACTGATAATTAGGAGCATCCTCGCTTATGAGGTCTGCAGCTGCCTTGATGAGTGTTTCCTGTATATTCTGAGTCTTAATTCCGCTATAGAATTGTATCGAAGAATTGATCTCGATCTGCGACTCAGAAACACCGGTAATCCCGTCGCAAGCCCATGCTACTACCTTGTGAAATTTATTAAGATCTAGTACTTCCTTAGTACCATCTCTCTTCGTTACCGTCGTAGCACTCGCTATCATTTATTAGCTCCTTTATTATTATAGTATATTATATTTTTAATTAAGTACATTAAATTATTCGGTAACTATGTTTAGGCTATCCCTTAGCGATGGAAACTCGGTTGTTATTTGGTACCATGCGTCCCTCGCTACTTCTCTATGCTCCTTCTGCGTGCCAATACCCATGCGTAGCTCACAATAGTGCACCCAACTTCTAAGAGAACCAGTCATATAAAGACGGGAACAAGTAAGACCTTCTGGAAGAACTGCACGAGCTTGTTCTTTCGCAATACCATTGTCAATCGCCCAAGAATATACATGCTTAGCCTGTACTATTAGGTGTGATTGTTTAAATTGCCATTCTGTCTCTAGTTTCTTATCATCTGTTTCTATAGAGTTCTGCCTATTCTTGTTATCTTGTAAACGTGCTTTACGAGTTTCGAAGCCCATGTCTGCTGTTGGATCAGCATATCGCTGACTGAATTCTTGAAAAGAGAAAGAGCGGTGCCTAAGAATCTGGCGAGCGATATCCCGCGTTGTATTGATTTCCATGACTATGTGCACCATCTCAAACGGAGACCAGTGCTTGTGCTTCATTAAGTATTTTAGCAACCTCTGCGAAGTGTCTTTATTATTTTGATTTAATGGATTAGACACCCTAGCTACATATGCAACAAAGTCATCTACACTCATCGTAGAATCAATGGGCCTCGTCACTGCAATTATCTTAGAACTATTCATATTTTACTCCATGATGTGAGGGCCATCTTCGCTGCTAAATCTTTGTAAGTGTTCTGATCAACTATATATCTTATAAATTCCGAACTCAGGCCAGCTTTTATCATATCATTAACATCTTTGTGCTGCATACTATCTGGCCATATGCAGCAGTTAAACCCATTCATTATCGCACGATCAATCTTTTTTACAGTATCCTTAGATCTTGGCTCGTTGTCGTACACAATGACTGCATTCTTTTTGAGATGACTAGGCAGAACGGATATAATATCACCGCCAGCACTAGCGATACTATTAGGCACAAACATGCTATCGATAGGACCTTCAAAAACATAAAACTTATTGTCGTAGTTGACTGTGTCGAGTCCATATATCTTTTCTACGCTGTCGTCCGTTACTATGGTTATATACTTTAGGCTACTCTTAGGATCCAAACTCCTTCCCTGCAGAGCATGAATTTTCTTTTCTTTATTGATAAATGGTATCAGTAGTCGAGTTTCGTCCCTCTTCAAAGATTCCTCAGAGAATTTATTAGGTATGACACCATTTATATATGCATAGAAATTGGGACACAGGAATAGCTTGGCGTGATACGGGTTAGGTATCTGCCGACTAACTACGTACTTCTTAATTGGATGATCTGGAGATAGCTGACTTACCTTCTTCAGGCCTTTAAGGATTCCCTCTGTCTGAAATACTGGCTTCTTCATCTTGTTGACGAAGTTCTCGAGGTCTATCTGCTCAGGAGTCTTGTTATTCTGGAGTTTTTCCATGTTGTACTCATTGTACAACTGCTGATCGATCATCTTAATGAAATTAGGGACACCCATTGATACACTGCAATTGAAGCAGTGAAACATACTTTTTCCCTGATTCTCATATATCCAAGCTCGAGCCTTATACTTGTTAGTGGCCGAGTCCCCGCATACAGGGCAACGGAAGTTGAATTTTCCTGATGATTTCCTAGTAAATCTATCCAATCGACCAGATAACAGACTTACGTACTTTTGTTCTAGCCAATTCATGTACTATTCTCCAATGCATAAAATCTATTATACACTAATTGGATAAAATGTACATGCCTATTTTACATAGATGATCCAAGCCAGTAGTTAATTGCATAGGTTAGTAGCCATACACCGACCATGCCTGCACCAACTGACGTCCAGACGAATTTCTCAAGCTTTGATATCTTTATGGACATTTCCATGTGCTGGGCTGATGTGTCTACTCGCATTTTTTGAAGTTCTTCTAGTATTCTATTGTCTTGATCTCTCATCGTATTATAAACCGAATCGATTTGCCCATCTATCTGTGCTCTTCTTTTTTCTATAATTTCTTCTATATAATCGTGCTGCTTGTCGTGTTGCATTAGTCTCTGCTCGTGAACTGCTAACATACTCTTTAGATCTACAGATACTTCAGTTAGTCTTTGAAGCCATGCATCCATCTTATCGATGCGCTGCATCGCATAGTCAACATCCGCGTTCATACTGGAATCTTTCTCTTGATCATAGGAGTTATATCCCTGAGTTTCTTTTTTTTCTTTCCCAGTAAGGGATCATAGGTGTCTATCGCCCCAGTGCTCGGAGTAGAGCTCGATGATCCCATTGAATTTGTCGCAATATCTGACATTAAACTTTCCTTAAAGCTGCTACTATATTTTCATCCATCGTTATCATTGTCAAGTCTATAACTTTTTCATCTTTAATGTCATATATCTTTTCAGGCAATGCATTTAATAGTAATAAAAATGGCTTAACGTATTTAAAATGTGACTTCATCTTCATGTATAGTATCCTGGAGAGGTGATCAGGTGAAAATACATTATGTAATATAATAATATGATTTAATATTAGTCTATCTTTAAGGTCACCGCTATCGATATATCTAGTTATTAGCTTCTTGATATATCTAATTCGCTTTAAGTCTTCAATGAACTCCTCTGTGGAGTAGCACTGCGGATTATCATAGTGTCTTGCACAGTAGATTAGAAAATTATCCTCACTTAGTTTCTCGAACTTCATCTTAGAACGAATCGTCTAGAGGCACTCTTTTCCATTTATTGAGTGAAACGCATACATAAAGATAATTAGAATCAACTCTCATAGAACCTTGTCTGCCAGTGAATAGGGTTGTATTCGGTACAGTATTTGCTAGCTTGATATATAAGCCACCGTCATTCGTCTGAATGCCAATACCGTCAGAGCCGTCTGCTACTACACCCAAATGAGTAGAATTTGCTATCGGTATCGAATTACTCATCACTTTGCCGAAGTTAGTTACCGTAATACTCTGTACGTTAGCAATCGACGTATCCGGGCCGGTTAACACAACTATTCTGTCATTAGCTGCTAGAGTAGTTGGTACACCGAGCTCGGATATTCTCTTTGAATTATTCGCCATAATATATTATCCTCAATTAGTTTGAATCTGGAAGGATTTCGTCGTCACTGGCGTCTCCCGATATGTCGCCACCCATAGCTACCAGAGTTTCGTATTGTACTCTTCCAGCTCTTCCGCCGGTTCCTTCTGTTCTAAGAACCCAACCAGCGTGACTGACTCCACGATTTATTGCGCCGCCGACTGTTACGTATCCGGTAGCAGTATCACCCTGCAGAGAGTGGCCCGTATCGTTCGATCCATTTGCAGTGAAGTTGATTGGACTTCCACCTACAGTAGTCGATAGAAGAACTGCAGTAGTATTGGCACCTTGAATATAGTAGTAGGTGTTATTTGCGAGAGGAGTAATTACTGCACCAGTCGTGCTCTTATATAGAACTCTATCTCCGGCTAGGAACTTACTATTAGCTGTACTTATTATAATTGAGTCGTCCGCTAGGCTGATGCCTGATACTCCATTGAATGTAACGGCAGCTGGAGCTGCAATAGCTATAGTTGGATTAGTCTTATAACCTGAACCTGCAACTTGAATCTTAACTGCAGCAATACGCCCGCATGAATTAGCATTAGCGTTAACTACACCGGAAGTTCCACCGTTTGTTACTGTTATAGCAACAGCGGCATTTGCTGCGTATCCAGAACCCGGGCTAGTTACATATGCGAAAGCAATATTTCCCGAAGTAACTCCAGTTTCGGCAGAGTTTATACCAAATATGCCAGTTGCCATACCAGGAATAAATGCTCCTACAGTAGTATTGCCGAACATAGTCTTATCGGCATTGGCCCGAGTTCCATTGGTATTACCTTGATGAGAAGAATCTCCACCACCAGACTTTACGAGGGCATATGTGCCAATAGGCGCGCCAGTCGTTGATTCTACGGTGGTACTTGTTGTCACAGTAACAGACTGATCGATTTTACCCCATTTTGACATTTTTTTATCCCTCCTAGAGAAGTTGTTTTTATTATTTATATATTTTAGACGTCAGAATTTTCTTCATCATCATCAGGAGTTATATCAACTGCATCTTTACGCATATCTTCCATATAAGAAGAAACTCCTCGATTTAAGGTTTTTTTTCTATTTTGAGGAATATCGATATAGCTACTTACATTGACGTACTTTGGTGCTTTTGGTTTCTTTCTCAAGATTACTATCTTCGAAGCTGAAACATGGCCTTCATTCTCTGGCTCTTTTTTAGCTTGAGGTTCTGGTCTAGCTATCTTAACTATATTACCAGCACTTAAGCCAGAAGACTTGACAGTAGAATTTCTTACTTCTTCAACTTCAGGAAGTTCTAGCTCAATCACGATCTTTTCTAACTTGATAGTATTATTAACTATTAAGGCCATTAACTTTGAGTTCCCGTAATCTTACCTGCTAGGCTAACCTTAGGCTGAATTTTTTCTGGCTTGCCGGCTAGAGCATCATCCATTGATTCTTTACTGCGATGAATTCTAGTAGCATATGCTAGCTTCTCTGCAGAAGTCTTAAGACCGTCGTGGTGAGCTAGGATCTTGTGAGCTACCTTAGGATCCATCCTATGCTTATCACCATTGATGTGAGTAAATGTATATTGCCCTCTAAGTGAAATAGCCTTACGAGCCTGTGCAATTGGATGTTCTGATCCGGTTCGCTCAGTTTCTTCGTGCATCTTCTTGAGAGTCTGCTTAAAGGATGGTATCTTCTGTCTTTGACCAACTGGATTTTGCTTTGACATCTCTTTTTCCCTATCATTTATTTGAGTTTGCTTGTTCTTTAGTTGCAGAGTATTTTGATCTACTGCCTGTTTATTTAGTGCACTCCTACGAGAATCAGCTGATCTCTGCAGAGAACTAGTGCTTGCGGGTGCATTTTTTGATTTAACTATAGCGACTGAGGACATCTGAACCGGTTTTCCCCTAATTGGATTATATGCAATCTCATCAGTCAAGCCTACTACTTGGTTCTTATCGCCTATTCCACCTTGATCGGAGTTAGCTCCTCTGCTGGTAGACGAAAAAGCGGGTGCTGCATAAGTGTGCGGCGCCTTCATCTTCTTCCTAATCTTTTCAACCAGTTCTATCATCAATAGATGTCCTTCTTTAAGAATGAGATCAGTAGAACTCCGCGAGTGCTAGATCCATTATTTTTAACCCAGTGTGTTATACTCTCGTCGAACACATTGAGGTCTCCTGCCTTTAATTCCCTAGCTTCTCTTTCTTGTCCAACACCGTGACCTAGCATACACTCTCCATCTACGGGAGTACTGAGAGAAAGATGATACTTAATCACTTTACTATAACCGCCTACAGTATTTTCGTCATAATCCCTGTGTGGAGCTATCTCACTATTCCCAGCCAAGTTAGAAAAGGCAGAGAGTATCGGTGTAACTCCTAAGTCCATTAGTATCTCAGCAGTCCTAAGTTTCTTCTTATAAGGATAAACCTGTGACTTGTATATAATAGGATATACCTGCCAACTTTCACCATTATTAGAAGGGCCATTATTCAATATATTATTGATGCCTTCTCTAACAGAGATGTAGTCGATAAAATCCTCACTCATTAAGGACAAATACTCGTCCCTAATTATCTCAAAACTGTCAAGTAACTTCTTATTGTCAATCTTATTGGATGGTACCAAAAACATAATGTAATTCCATAATTATTCTACAGTGTTTAATATAGCTTCAATGCGTGCGATCTCAGCATCAGAGAACTCAACTTCTTCATTAGTAGCAGGAACTTTAGCTGAAGCAATACCGCCAGTACTACCCCAACGTTTTTTGCCGGCTAGAAATCTCATTTTTTCTCTTTTTTCAGGCTCTTCTACACCTCGATCTACCAGACGTCTAGTTTTATCAGAGTATCTTTGCAAGATGCCGGTGCGACTAAGCTCATCGATCCGCTCGGCTTCTTCTTTGGTTGTTTTAACACGTTCACCTTTAGAATTCATTCTAACACCTTTTTTCCAATCTTCTTTAGAAATTCCTTTAGATCCATGAATTTCATGGTGTGCATACCAACCATCATCTTCTTCGTTTAATGCTTTCGATGCTGCTAATGCAGCAGCTGCATACTTCTCAGGATCCTTTGCAGCCATACCATGTAGATCGGCTGCCTTACGAATCTTTTCTCTCATCTTTGAAGGAATATTGTGACCGGCTGCTTTATTAATAAGCTCTGATCTTTCTTTTTTATGATCGACTTCTTCTTCAAAATTTTGCTTACTTATTTCTTTTTCTGTTTGATTGGGGCCAACAGCAACAACTCTGTGACCAATAGGTCTTTTTATTGATACCTTTGCCATCTCTGCCTTACGAGCCTTTTCACCACGGATCATAGCACCCACACGTTCTGGTCCAAACTTAGAAGCTTTTTTAAAATTATCTATCGAACCTAGAGCTTCATCGATTTCTGCTTCTTCATTGGTTTTCTTTACACTATCATATCCCTTAAAGAACTGACGTTGAGCTTCTTCTTTGCCAGAACGCATACCAAAATGTGGACCATATTGACGAAGATGGCCAGATTTTGCAGCAAGGTCGCCAGCTTCGTGATGTTTTCCTTTAGATTTCAAATTGTTAACTTCACGATGAGAATTGGCTTCATCGAGTTCTACTTCTTCTTTCATAGCCGGTTTTGCATTACGATAACCTATAGGATCAGCCTTTAAACGATGATCTTTTTCTTTTTTCATTTCGTCCTTGGTATAACTGCCGTGTGGTACACCAGTATTAATATGCCACTTAAGACGACCGTCAGACATTTTTGAAATTGCTTCATCAAGTTCTACTTCTTCAGCCACAGTTATAGTGCCCACATGATGACCAATTGGTTGTTTTTCATTTGGGTCGTATGCATGAGAATTTGTTTCACCATTACCGGTATGACTAATCATACCATATTTTTTGTCAATTGTAACTTTACCAGGACCATAATGGTTTATCATTGCTTTTTTGTGATTAAGTGGTACTGCTGCTTCGTCAAGTTCTTCTTGTTCTTTGAGCGGTGACTCACTAGATGTTAAGTGGTACTTAGCAGATTCTTTTGCTTTGGGAAGCGAAGTCTCGGTTCCGACTTCGTCATTACCAATACGGACTGAATAACCTAAACTGCCCATAGACTTCGTCTTTATGATTTTTCCTACTCGTTTGCCGTTGTGATGAATGTGATGATCACCAGATTCTGTTTTCTTGAATGACACTTGTTCATCGATCTGCTCTACTTCTTCTTCCAAATGTCGTTTTTTGAATTCGGGTGAAAGGTATTCTTTAACTTTGTCACGAACATCTGTGTCTAAGGCTTTAACGTGTTTCGCTAGATGACTCTCGTTGCCAAATGCCATATGAGATGCAGCAGTCAATAGATCGTGTCTATCTATATGCTTCATGCCGAGGTTATCTGTGTATTTGATGAGGCCCTGATGATCGCCGAGCTTTCCTCCGGTGTTGCGAGTCTCTTCCTTGACGTGAACCATGGCAGCCTTTACGGCTCCTTTATAGTTTTTGCCATTACGAAGATGCAAGTTGATAGCATCCTGCATCTTCTGTGACTGCTTACCAAAGTGATCCTGATCTTTATCTTCTGTTATTTTTTTACCAGAACGAAGAGCAGCAAGGTCAGCTGCATCGATTTTTCCTGGGTGACCAGCAACTCCGGCGATGTCTTTTTGTTTAGGAGTTAGCTTCTTTTCTAGGATCTCCCTAGCAGCTGCTATTATAGCATCTGATAGGCCGTGATTTTTAACCAAATTATTCATAGTAGTTTCTCCTGCTGTACTTTCTTTAACTGGAACTTTTTTGTTTAGTGGCGCGCCCTTTTGACCGATTAGCATATTAGCTTTTTTTACACCCTTATGCGCGACCTTATCTTCTTCATTGTCCGCATTTACGCTATCATCTGTCTCGGGCTCTAGATCAACGTCTGTCTTTCCGCCCTTAATTTTCTTAGCATCATCGAGGTCGCCGTCTTTTTTTATGCTCTTATCCATCTTTTCAGCTTTAGGATCTGGAGTATCTTTCTTTTCCTCAGTAAATGGCCACTTGCCATAAACACTAGGCATAGAAGGAGAAGAAGTCTTACCCTTCAGCATAACAGCATCTGCAGCAGGATTTATTCTAGGAAGTGATAGTACCGGTGACGGAGAATTGATAGGAGTCTGAGAATTTGCAGGCGAAGACATGTTATCTGGAGGTCCCTTACCAAACATGACATCTTCGTTCTTGTCTTTCTTAGCCTTTTCCCCATTTAAGACAGCTTGGTAGTCGGCAGAATTCTGCTTTAGCGCAGCTACTGCATCGTCGATGCGCTTGCCTATACCTGGCTTTGCCTTTTCTATCTTATCCCAGGGAGACTTGTAACCTTTACTGCGCTTCTCATCTATGTGCTCTTCAGCAAACATAGTCCTATGCGGCGCGCCTCGTACGTGCTTTTTAAATTGATCGGCAGAGTCTGAATTCTTAAACTTAAAATTAACTCCCTTATCAGTATAACCCGCGAATTCACCCCCATGCTTTTTGACTCCGGCATTTACATGCTCGATATCTTTTTCATGAGGTTCACTATCATAGCTTCTGCCGTCGTCGACATGAACGTTATGACTCTCATCAATAACCTTCATCTTGAACTGAGCTCTTCTATTAAGACTCATTTCTCTGAAAACAGAAGAAAGGGATTTAAATTTATTTTCCATCTTTATACCTTTGTAATAGATCTAATCATCCAGTCATGCTTATAGTGCTTATCTATTCTATCCTGGAGAAAATTGGCTAATCCTACTGCATTTTCATTCTCAGCGAGAATCTGAGTCTTTTTAAGTTGCTCTATAACTATTATATTATCATCGAGCAACTTATTGAACATAATCATAGGCGAAGGGATATTAAGCTCATCTTTAACCAGTGAAAGATCCATATATCTGGTGAAAGATCCGGGAGCATAAGATCTAAGAGTTCTTAACTCTTCAGCTATTGGATCAACCGAACCAAATATTTCTACCCATAAGTCTCCTAGAAATTCATGATATTGTGGAAAGTTAGGACCTTCTACGTTCCAATGAAATGCATGCGTCTTTAGATACAAAGCAAACACACTTGCTAGAGTAATTTTCATCTCGCTAATGAGCTCTTCCATTTTTTAATCCCTTACGCTTTTGTCTTAGGTCGTCCAACTTTTTTAGCTACCTTAACAATAGCATCTTCAACTTCTTTTAAGCTAACTTTGCCGTCGTTGTTAGTATCTACAGCTTTCTTAATCTTCCTACCGACCTTTTTAACTTCTTGAATTACTTCAGCTTCAACTTCAGCAACTGCTTTCTTAACAGTTTCTTTTTTAGTAATCATCAAGTAAACAATATATCCAGCACCGATAATAAAAAAGATTGGCCCAATCATTGAAATCATACTTTCCATCATTTATCTCCATTTTTAAAGTTCTTAATAGTTCCATCTGGTTGTGCATGGAACGCCACAAATTTGACATTAGGATAAATTCTTTTCATATCTAAGAGTGCTCTTAGATTTGTCTTACTATCGTCGTACATTAGTACTCTCTTGTAACCATTCTTCTCTATATAGTCCCTAATTATTCTTACCTTAGCATTAGCCGGATGTTCTCCCGGCTGTTGAATATTTCCAGCCCTATGAACGTGGATATTATCTATATCTATGCCGTTCTTTCTAAAGGTACTTAGAAACTTCTGCTTATCGTCAAAATCAGATCTTGCAGTATTTATAATAACCTTGCTATTCGGTTTCTTCTTAACCGATGCGTGTACTCTCCTTACGTGAGATAGCATCTTGTTAATTGGGTGCGACTCGTCGTGGAATTTCTTTGCATTCTTAAACTCACTGAAGTCGTACTTTTGACCGGGTTTGAGCTTGTAATCATTGAACTCGGAATTTGAAAGATATCTAACTATCTTTCCATTTGCATTCCTGACCTTTACCTTAGCAGTAGTGTGAAACATCGTGTCATCTATATCATAGACGTGCAGATCTCCTTGCTTGTTCTCTGATATAAATTCTTTAAACCCAATCATCAGCAATTCCATTTCCTTAATGCTTTATTGATGCGTGAGTCGGGATCATTTGCCGTCTTAGCAGAAGTCATCTTCTTCTTCATCCCGCCCATGCGAGAGCAAAATGACTTGCGGCGATTTGCTGCCTTACTTCCTGCCTTTAACTCGGAAGGTTTCGTGGTAACTGGAGCCTTAAGGTTACTACCTGTTTCCCTATTGTAGTGGTCTCTGCCCTTCTGAGTTAGGCCACCGGTCTCGCTCTTATAGCCATTTTTATCTTCTGATATGAATTCCTTAAATCCCATCATTTCTTGGCCCTATTTTCGCTAATAACCCTCTTAATTATTTCCATAGTAGTATTATAATCTGATGTGCTATTTTTGTACATAGCCTCTTCACCATACATGTCGCGATATTTTTTAGTATATTTTGATTCTTCTGCTTCATCTATCTGATAATCATACTCTTCTTGAGCACTCTTAAATGCAGCTTTAGTAGGAGCACCTTTAGAACCCGGTTTACGCATAGGCTTACCAGCTCGACGTTTGGCCCAGATATTTGCCCATAATCCATTTTCATTGAGGTCTTCGTCCATTTTTACTGCTGCTCCCCCTGATATAAATGAGTTTATTCTATTAAAAGCAGTATTCTCGGACAAATCCACTGCATAGCCTCTTTGAAAGATCTCTTGAAGGATCTCAAATGGAATACCCGATTGTGTTGACTTTTTATATAGTGATACTATTTGCTTATGCGAAAGGGCTACGGCAACCCCGCGATGCTCTTCTAAAACTAGCTGAGGACTAGATTGGAGACTTTCTTTTTTAGACATTGGTGATTCCCTTAGGCTTAACCAAACAACGCAGGATTGCCGTAGCTTTCTGCAACACAATTATTTATAATCAATTAAGCTACAACATATATGTGATCTGCGCCTGAAGTACCCATATGTGTATAGCCAAAGTAAGAGAGCGTATTGTGAACATTGTCTGCAAAGTTCTCTGCAAAAATTACTGGTTTAAACTTCTCTATAGTCTTTATAGCTCCTTTGAGAACCCTATACTCAAATCCTTCTACATCTAGCATTATCAGATCACAGTTATCTAGTTTTAGATCGTCTATCATCAATTGTGGAACAAGCCCAGTAGATTTCTCCGAATCAAAATGAATACTGTGAGTTCCTACATTATGCATGCTCATTCTTTGTACTTCAACCATTGCATGCCTATCACCTAGAGAGGCATTGATCTTTGTTATATTATCTTTTTGACAATTGTTGACTAAGCAGTGAAAGTTTAGTGGATCTGGCTCGAACGTGTAGACATGCTTAAACATATCAGACAGCATCCGAGGATACATACCCTGACAACCACCTGCCTGAACTACTATATCATATTTTTTGACGTATTTCTGAATATTTGGAACGTGCTCTTTAATCCACTCTTCTCTAGGACCTATCCATGCTCCCGTATCTGTTTTTATCCAGCACCAATCCTCCGCATAATCTATTGGATTGGATGAATCACTAACCTTAGGTCTTACCGTCAAATCATCAATATATGTCATTATATACCTTTCTTTTTAACAACAGAGGTTTTCTTCTGCTTTTTCATAATCTGCTGAGTTATCTCTCTTCTCTGCTTCTCTTGCCTTGCTCTGACACCTATTACGTCGTCTCTCTTGGCATATCTTGCCAGTGATATCCCACTGGTGTTTTGGTCTATCTTTATATCCATCCCCTGCTTAACGTCGTTGAATAGTTCTTTAGCATGTTCATCGTTCATACTCGCAGGAATACCTTTCCTAAAATCTCCAAATTTATTATTGAGAGCAGAACTTCTCTGGCGTGTAGCTGATACGCTTGATGGATCATTTTCATCTGCATCAGGATCTCTAGTTCCAGCAGACACCACGTCGATTCTCTTGAAATTATATTCCTTGCCATTATAGCTATCGAGTAACTTCTTAAATTCATCTACACGATCTGAACCTGCTACTAATATGAGGTGATCGATTCCCTTCGCAGCCAGTTTTTTTGCCTGCTGAATAATGCTGGGCGCATCTTTACTTGCAACTTCTACATTAACATCTGGGAACATTCTCTTAACATGCTTTACCTTTTGCTCAGGTGTTAGAGGATTCTTTTCAGGATCCTGTGAAGTCGAAAGGACAACGCTGTGACTTGCATTTCTGCCTTTTGCCAATTCCAACACTTTATCAGCAAGAAGCTTATGGCCCGCATGCGGAGGATTCATGCGGCCGAAGGCCAGTACGTGTGGTTTCGTAGTATCTGATTCTTCGTTTGGAGTTGCCTCTGTATCACCCTTACCTCTATTATTAGCAAAGTTATTCTTGCTAAATTCAGCTCGATCTACCAACTTAGTAGGTCTACCATTACGAGTAGCAACGAATCCCTCTGGCTTAACTTCTTTTCCACCTACAGTATTCTTATACGGAGTAGGATTTCCCAAACCCCTAACCAAGACATCCTTAGCCTTTTGAAGGTGACCGTGTAATTCGAATAATTTCTTGTACTCGTCCTTCTTTTCTTTAATTCCATCTATCAGTTTATCAGCAGCATCTACTATTTTTTGCTTAGCTTTGTCTGTCTTTACCTTAGACAATTCCCTCTGCTTCTTGGATTCAAGGAACTGCAGGTAACCGCCGACTGAAGGAATAGTTTCGTCCCTAACAGTGGAGTTTATGTAAGTCTTCATTGGAATTACATGATCTCCGAGATTATCCAAAGTTTCTGGATCCATGTCTGAATACACTTTGGTTGCGGCCTCTATTTTGGAATCGTATTCCTTCTTCATCGAAGAGCTGTAGCGAATCTTAGTAGGATCTACTCTAGGATCTATTAAATTAACGTCTGGATCCCTGCCAAATGCATCCTGATCTATGTCAAACCCAGCTTTCATATCAGCTAGTGTTTTACCCTCGTATTTGGTATGTATGACGAATCCTATATCTGACTTATTGACCTTGCGACCTTCTGGACCGGTCTTCGGAACAGAGTAGGTGATTGTGTTTGGAGTAAAGCTAAATTCCTTTGAATCCTCTGTATTACCAGCAAGATCTCCTTTATCGTACATGAAGTCTCCTTGATAAACTCCAGATGGTTTACCCTTCTCATCTTTTGGCATAATTTTTGGAAGATGTTTGAGCGCTGCCTTTAACTTGGCTACTAATCCAGGAGCATGACCGTGATTTTCCTCGATATCTTTATCATTGAAGTTTATCTTTGGATTCTTATTAAATGCCGATTTAGAAGCTACGAAGAATTTACCACTTTCTGGATCAATTCCAAATACTATCGATGGTGACCCGTCGTACTTCGTAGTGATAGTTGATCCGGATTTTAGACCTTGCATAAATGCATCGATGTCAGCCATAGTATCTGCTGAGTGACCAACTCCCTCGTGACCACCATGAATGATGTGATCCTCTGCGTGTTCAAGGTGTTTAAGCTTATCAACTTCTAAAGACTCAACTAAGAATGTTTTAAATGTTATCATTTTAGTAAATCTTTCTTTAATTGATCAATTTTAGATTTAGAATTAGATTTAGCAGCTTCAAGTGAATTCTTAAATTTCTCTGAATAACTTTTTACAACACTATTATTTGGCCAAATAACAGCGCGTACATTAGAAAAACCAGCTTGATTTAATCCCTGTGCTTCTGATTTAATTAAAAACATTGCCGGTGAATATATATCATTTCCACTGGAGACAAAAGTGGGACCTCCTAATAATGGATTTACAGTAGTGTGATAACTACCCTGTAATTTAAATACATTAAGTCCTTTTCCTGCAATTGGAATAAACTTTATATCTCCATCTATAAGAATTGAACAGTTATTTAAGCCTATAACTCCTGTAGAATAGTCTTTACCAAACATAACTTTATAAGCTACAGATGCATCACTAATTAATTTAGCAAAATTAGATCCTTTTTTCAATTGATTAAAATCATATCTTCCATCAGAATTTTTACTAAGATCTAAAGCTTTAAATATAATTTCTACTTCTGTAATAAAATTATCAATTTCTGGAAATGACTTAGCAGTAGATTTATCAGTAATACCTAAATCTACTGAGAAACCACCATATTGTTGGAAATCTCCAGCTTTAGATCCTTTTTTATGAGACACAAATATTTTTGATATTATTCCATCTTTAAATACCATGTCTGCTTTAGGACGCCCAGATACTTGCTCAAATATATTAACATCATATGACTGATTTCCAACAATTAATTTGACTGAACCATATTCATTAATTAAGTGTTGAAGTTGGTATTGAGTACTAATAACTTGCTCAGACTCTACAGCTTCAGTTTTATCCGATTCTGTAAGAACTTTACTAGGATCTTTAGATAAAAAATAAGCAGCAATTAAGATTACTCTATTTTGCTTTGTCATAGACACCATCGGATCTATATTTTCGAATACGGTTTTTGATACACCTGAAACAGATGTTTTTAATCCATCAGGATAAGAACTAAAACTTTTTATCGAGCTTTTGCCGACACGAAAAGCTATGCTTTTAGAGAAAATATAGCATTTCCAAGTTAAAGAGAATTTTGACAATTCTCTAACAATATCAGAAGCTTCTTTATCGGCTAATATTCGATTATATAAAACATCGCGATTTTTATTAGCAGATGCAATAGCTTTTTCCATATCTAGTTCATTTTGAAATTTAGTCATGTAAACCTCTACCACGTTTTACTATATTTATAATAAAAAAGGGGATGAACCCGTGAGCTCATCCCCATATAGAAAAATGATATGGTCGAGCGGAACCCCACCGTTTTCTCTCGACTATTCCTGCGTTATTATACGACTTGCCTCTTTGCTGTGCACTAGCAATACATATCATTCATGAATCTATTTATATCAAGTCTCTGCTAAATTATATGTCAGGCTTATTTTTTTTAAAATAAATGATGGTGTCCATCCAGCAAATCCACCACCCTTATTCCAATGATTTCCCTGCTTTACTGTCTCTTCATGCTGATTGCTCTCAAATACAACATGATTAGTCTTATTCTCGACGATTTTGTACTTACCTTTATCCTTGATCATGCGATAATCCATGTAATTTAACTCCTACTTAAATCCCTTGAACTTTGACTTATCGAATTTGGGCTTAGATCTTTCACTGTCCTCGCTTCCAAACTTAGTATTATCCATAACTGGGCCGTCTAGTAATCCATCCTGCTCTACATCCTCCACATCAAATAACCTCATCTTACTCCTATCAACTCCGAGTACAAAGCGCTTGATTGAACTGAGATCTGCATAGCGATTCTTAAGCTGCTTAACCATGATTTGACCCTGCTGCTCCAGATCCTCAGTAGAGATGAGAGCAAACATTAGATCTGCTGTAGCTGGAAGGCCAAATGACTCGGAAGTATCCTCTAAGCCAACATCGCTGTTTGAGAACCCGCTTCTAGTAGTTTGAGTTGCAGAGACAATAGGGACATTGTGCTCTACGGCCAATCCGCGAAGTTCCTCTGCTATAGCCTTGATGTACGTATATGAGTTGACATTTGACCCGTTCTTGATGCGAGAAGACATGCAGATATTCAGATAGTCGATGTAGATAATATCCGGCGTAAAGTTCTTCTTGATCTTTAGCTCGTTTAGGAGATGTCTAAAGTTACCGGCGCCGGCGCATGCAGTCGGGTATTCCTTGATGATTAACTTACCCTTAGTCTTTTCTTTAAGCTTCTCAACCTTCTTGTCGTATAGTACCTTAGGCATTTCCTTAAGTTGATCGAGAGAAATATCTAGGAGATTTGCATCTATGCGCTCTGCTATCTTCTCTTCAGCCATTTCCATAGTAATATAGAGGACATTAATTCCATTCATTAGATTAGCTGAAGCAGCGTGACACATGAATAGTGATTTACCGACACCTGTACCAGCGAGGGCAATATTGAGAGTCTTTCTAGGTAATCCACCCTGAGTTATCTTATTGAAGTAAGATAGGTTGAATGGAATCCTAACTTCTGTAGTGTGATAGAATTCAAAGCGAGAGTCTGAATCCTCTATGAAGTCATGGCCGATGTGAGTATCGAAGCTGACCGCTAGAGCATCAGATAGTATCTGAGGAATAGAGCCCTTAGACTTTTGTCCAGTCTTGTCATCCAATATCTGGATAGAAGACATGATAGCATTATACACTGCCTTTTCTTGGCAGAATTTCTCAGTCTGATCCACTAGCCATGATAAGTCAGTTTTTTCATCGTGATCTAGCTTCTCTACTATTTCCTTGGTCTGTTTAAAGAAGTCGTCGCTCATTGATCCAGCATTGCTGAGCTCAATTACTAGAGCTTCTTTAGAAGGAAATGAGTTATATTTCTTTACATAGGTATCGATTAAGTTGAATACTGCCTTTTCATTTTGATCGTGAAAGTACTCGCCATGAAGGAATGGAATAGTTTTACGACCATAATCCTTATTGTATAATAGATTAGAAAATATTAACTTTTCTATAGACATTATTCTCCCTCTTCTGCGGAAATAATAGGGCCGCCTGATGACAACGTATAACGATTCTCGATATACTTAGCGAAGTCAGTTTCTTGGAACATCTTAACCCAGAAATCTTTGCTATCTATAATGTCTGCAGCTCGCATGCTAGGCTGCTTAACTTCTCCGGTTTCCTTATCAACCACTGCGTACCAACCAGCCTTAGGCTTAACAATATATCCCCCGTCGATAGCAATCTCGAGGAGACCTGACCAGCGATTGATACCACCGTCATATGAAACAGTAATAGGAATCTTTGACTTTTCCTTTACGTAACGGGACTTCTCTACGTTGATGATGAAGTGATAACCTTGAATTCCGTCTGAGTCCTTATCCTGCTGGCGACCGAGGATCCAAATATTATCAGAGCCATAGTAAGATCCAGTACCACCACCTACGATGTCCTTAGGATAGAGACCAAGTTCTTTGTAGGTGTGATTGATCACTACGAGGGGAATATCCTTCATAGTCAGTTTTGGAGTGACGATACGAAAGAAAGACTTGAATGCCTTCGCTCTAGTCATGTCAGCTACTGACTTTCCATCGAGTGCATCCTCAGTTTCCTTCTTGGATGCAAGATTACCAATGGAATCAATAACGATGAAGACGCGATCATCGCGAGTCAAGTTCTGTAGTTGAACACTTACATCGTGCTTTAGATCTTCTACGTCGGTTACTGGAGTATGAACCACTGAGTCGAGTGGAATACCAAATGTCTCGAAGTACTTCTGGGGTGTGCCGAATTCTGAATCATAGAATAAGATGATGCCTTCTGGATACTTCTTTAAGAATGCGCTCGCCAATAATAGGGCAAATCCAGTCTTAAAGTGCTTAGAAGGACCTGCAAGCATTGTCAAACCCGGAGTGATACCACCGTCGATTGTACCGGAAAGGGCAACATTGATCATTGGAACAGTAGTAGGAATAACATCCTTCTTGCTGTAGATTTTGCTCTCAGTAAGGGTAGCGGTATACTCGATGGTAGAAGCTTTAATCAAACGATCTTTAAGTGACATCATTATCTCCAATATACAAGGGTCTATTGTTTAGTATATAACATTTTTGAATATATGTAAACCTCTATTATTCTCCGTCCACATATTTGTTTATTTTATTGATGAACTCCTTAATCTTAACTGATCTATCTGGCCACACGATGTGAGTCTTGTCAGGATCTTTAGCAAGATTATTGAGAAAGGGCATAATCATATCTCTTAAGCCATTTAGTTTGTCTACCATTCCAGGAATAGTCTCTATTACCTTAGACTGCTCCTCTACTTGCTTCTTCAGTTGCTTCTCGTGCGCTTTCAATTCTTCCTCAGTTACGAGGCTAAACCCGAAGTCGTTTTTAAGTTCTATCTCTTGCTTTTTTACCATTAGAAGAAATCTCCCAGAGTTGCTATTTTTTCGGTGTGCCAACCAATTACATTGGTAAGTGACTTAATTGGATCTAGAAAACTCTTCTCGAATTGCATGTCACGATCGATGTATTTTTCTAGGCCAAATTGTTTTGGGATAATATCAGGTGCAGATATAACAGTGTCACTTACAGGATTTGGCATCTTTAGATACGCAAATTTAATCTTATCGCCTTCTGATATGGGCTGCACATTTGTAATGTTATGTTTTTTCAGCATGTGATTAAAGAGGAGTGCACCCTTTACTTGTATGGGAGTTCCAGTGCTGTAGATAGAAACTGCGTTCTTGTATTTATTTAGCCCGTTGACACCTCGAGGAAATGCTACATCCTCGAATGGCAGTTGCATGAATTTAATCTTAAAGTCGGATATAAATCTCTGTAGATCCGACTCAGTGCCATTCATCATGATCTCGAGAGCCTTCTTAATATTCTCTCTACATGCATAGGGAGTGGAAGACCTAACTGCCTCGATGCCATGAATCTTTAGCTTAGGCTTATCGTATTGAACACCTTCAACATTCCAAGCATTGAGGATGTACATCTTCTTGGCTTTCCAGATGCCTTTATTGGCAATGGTTTCCCGCTTCATCTGCATCTTTTGTTGATAAGAGTTCATCATAATAGCCAGCTCAGAGAAGCACTTATCCATATAAGGCTGGATCTTAGCCTCGATGAATTGGTCTAGTGCACTCACGATCTTTACCTGGTCACTTTCACCAGACCACTTTACTAACTCACTCATATCGATATAAATCGAGTCGGTATCGGATGCGATGATGTAGTCCTTATTCTTGGATTTAAGGAGATTGTTGAGGTATTCGTTCATTCGCTTTTCAATCCAGCGAATAGTTAATTGACCTGAAGTTGTAATAGCCTCAGCGTTGTTAAAGCTGAACCACCGAAAGTATTCATTTCCAAGTGCACCGTAAGCCGAGTTAAGCTGGATCTTCTTGGCCAATTGCATATTGTGATAGCGCGAGATTAACTTGGAATCCTCCAGTGATTTTGTCTTCTCGTATCGCTTTTTAGCCTCGATCATCTTCTTCTTGTAGATCGTACGATCATTATACATTTTTTCCATGAGAGCTGGAAGAAAACCCTGCTTATCCTTTCGATAGTAGCAACCATTGGCAGCGTATGCTGCTTCTAACTCGGGAGTAAATTTACCCTCGAGCAATTCATCGATAGATGGAAACGAACCTTGCCTGCCGCCGAGAGTTTCCGGACTAATGTTATACTGCATGATTAGGTGTGGATACAAACTATTTAAATCGAACGACACTACCCAATTGCTGAGACCTTTCTTAGGATCTTTAACATAACCGCCGACTAAGGCAGAGTTCATGGAATTCATAACCATCTGTGGGATTACAATGTTCTGATCCAGGAGATAGTTATGAATGATGATATCCCATGGGCGAACGGTAGTCATGACATCATTGTAGTTGACCTTAGCGTCGTATGCTAGAGCCATAACTTGCTCGATCAGCTTTAGCTTATCTTCGAGTCGATCGACTAGGACGCAGTCATGGATGTTGTACTCGATAAACTTTTGAAAGTTATTCTTGTACAAATCGAGAAGAGATCCGTACTCGGAGTAGTCGATCTTCTTCTCACCCAATTCTATCTGAGAGATGTAGTCGAGCTTATAAGATTCTTGATTTGTGAATGAGAACTTCTTATAGAGCTGTAAGTAGTCGAGGATAGAAATGCCTGCAGGAACATAAGTCTGGTTCTTTCTACCGCGAATCTCGATTGTCTTTTCCTCGAGCATATTCCACGGTGAAAGTCTCTTAGCAGCAGTCTCACCGAATAGATTTTTAATTCTGTTTACCAAGTAAGGCACGTCGAAGAACTCGACATTCCAGCCGGTGAGGATATCAGGTGACCATGCATCAGATCTCCAGATCTGCATGAACTTATCGAGGAGATCTACCTCGGACTCACACTTAACATAGTATATGTTCTTATCTTCTGTGTGAAAGTCTCCGCAGCCAAACACAGCAGACTTTCCATTAGACCTAAGAGTGATTGCAGTTATTTCCTTGTCAGCGCGTGAGATATCAGGGAAGCCCTCATCAGACGCGCACTCGAGATCCAGAGTTACGACATTGATCATTGATGGATCGTACTCTATCTCACCCTTATATGTGTCATAGATGTAGAGATATTGGAAGTGAGTTAAGCCATAGAACGGGAGAGCATTGTCAATAGTCTCCTGCTTCTTAGCCCAATCTTTAGCCTCGTACATATTGGAAAAGCTTTTCTTTTCCACGCGAGAGCCATTCAAAGTCTTGTAGTCACCATTCGGAGAAGGAACAAAAAGATACGGCTTATAGGGCACAGCATCCTGCACCCTAATTCCCATATCGTATCCACGACAATAGACTCTGCCACTACGAGCAAAAACGTTTGTGTAAAACTTCATCACGACTCCATAATAAAAAAGTTGCAGTGCTAGTTATACTATACACTGCAACTCTATAAAAGTTAACCAAAAATTGCGAGTGCCTCATTATAATTTTTAGTTCTCTCATGGAGACCGATAGCTCCACCATTGATTAGCTTGGTGGATTTTACGATATCTCCAGTGTCCGCTACTTCATTTAATTTACGCGAATTCCAGAACCAACCAGCTGACATTGCAGCTCCCTCTGTTGTTTCTAGATAAGTAACTGCCTCTTCGAGGTCCATTCCCATTTCATGGGCAAATCTTGTGTAGTTATCTTTTCCAGTAAGCTGAATTAAACCTCTACCTCTATACTTGTAACCCTCTCCAGTTTCTTCAGGTCCATTTCCCATTCTTCCACCGTATACGCGATTTGCAATTTTTTCAGGATTGCGGGCATATAGATTTGGATCCACATTTCGAAAATATTTAGGGAATACCTTAACTAGAGATTCTGCCTTGTAGTTTAGATTTTCCTTTGTAAAATTCAATCCACCTGATTCATGACCAATTTGAGCTAGAAACATAGCTATTCTGCTCGCCGTATTAATCTCGAATTTTTCCAGAGTCTTGTTGATAGGATCTACGAACGATTCTATAACAGTCGACTTAGTTTTATTGAATAACGATTGAAGCTGTTGCTGAGTAACCATATTTTTCTCCTATAAAAATAGAGGGGAACAATCCCCTCTATAAATTTTATTTACCATTGATAATAACTAGTTCGTCCTCATTATATGGCCACATATTATATCTCTTTGATATCAGGCCAGCCTGGAGTCATAGAGACCTCCTACTGAGCCGTGAGCGACTCTATAGATGTCACAGCGTGCAACACCGACGTCTGATAGTTCTCTATCAGAGAGAAGGTTTAATTCTCTAATCGTGCGCTTTACTCTCTCTTGACGCTCTAGCCAAGAGATTATGTTATCGATTATGTTTACCATTAACTTTCCTTTTGTTTAAATCTATCACCGAAAGTAGCAGTAGTTTCGATGTTGATCTTCTTGGGTTTCTTATCCTCTGGAATGACATGCTCAAGCCAAATCTTTAATAAACCATTGATTAAGGAAGCATTACTAATGACTACATTATCTGCGAGAGAGAATGAGCGAGTGAAGGCGCGATCTGAGATGCCCTTGTGCAAGACAGTCTGATCAATGCCATCTTCTGTTAGAGTGTCGGCTGTTATCTTACCATTAATGACTAGCTTATTCTCTTGAAGAGTCATTTCTAGATCCTGCTTGCTGAAGCCTGCAACAGCCATCTCGATGACATAGACATTGTCATCTGTTTTCTTAAGATTGAATGGGGGATAAGAGCCATTTAAGGCAGTGTTTGACAGAAACTGTGCTGTTTCCGTTAGCCGATCAACAAACTTATCTGAACCGACAAAAAACTTGTTGAATTTATAAAAGTCGGCAAATGTATGGTCAAAGTTAGAGTTAGTCATATAGACCTCCTATTAAGCAAGGTTGAAATTACGTGAACCCCTATTGGCAGCTCACATATTATATATAGTAGTTTTATTTAAAAAGTACATAGCTAGTGATAATTTTTTTGCAGTTTTTCTTCTGTAGTTACCATTAAATTATGCATATTAATATCGCTCAGAAACATTGGTGTCAACCCAGCGTCCCTAAATTCATTGGCTGCATTTAACAATCTTACAAAGCTATTGTTAGGATCTTCCTCTTGAAACATAACTGCAGCATCAAATATCATCTTTTCAGGTACAATTTTTAAGTTTGTAAGAGGGAGTCCATAAATTCTTTTCATTTGAACTCTCTGTTTTTAGTCCCATAAACCTCTATAGTATTTACCAAATAAAATTAAACCATTATTGATGCGGTCATTCCACTTCTCATAGCCTTCTTTATCAAATTGATATGTATTATTTGGTCCATGAATCATCTCATACATCTTTTTACCATTAATCTCGGTGTGTTCCCACTTGATGTCCGAATTACCAGTATGAAACTGAGAATCAGCCTCATCATCTAGTATCTGTGAGAATGCCCAGATCATCTCGTCGAGAACCCATTCCCAACGCGTGTGATGATTATCATCGATGTCGTAGTCATTTTCTTTTGCAGGTGCAGCAGTAGATTTAAGATGATCGGGCGCATCCTCATCATCTACAAGAGGAGAACCATTCTTATTGTCCCTCAACTTAATGAGCAGCGGATGTATGATATAAGCCAGACTATGATCAGCAGACCACATGTCATATCCGTCGATGCGGACCTTAATCTTACGGCCCTTCCATGCAAAGAACTTATTAATCGTGAGATTTAGAAGATCCTGCCACTTATCCAATGTCCAGATAACAACCTTATCAAGCTTAGTGTAATCTTTTTCTTCAACAGCCCAGCCATATTGAACCTTATGCATCTTGGCTAAATATTTTTCCTCGAAATAACGAGTAGACCAGTGAGGTGAATAAGGTCCTAAATATACTTTCATGATGATATCCTATAAATATAAAAAACGGAGGTTACAATGCTTGGATTATTTAGTTTTAGTCGAATTCAGATGTATATAGCAGTAGCTATAGCTGTAAGCGGGATATATTTTTATTGGAAACATCAAATAGAGCAACAGGCTCTAATGGAATATAATCAAAAGCAGCTAGAGCAGATAGTTAAGGATCAAGAAGCATTTGCTAATAAGATGACTGAAGTAGATCAGAAGCAGCAAGCCATAGAAACTGATTTAGTCAAGCAGAACGAGGAAATCAACAATCAACTTAAGGATCTCCAAGCATATTTATATTCGACTGAGACAAAAGCATTGGAGAAACCAGCATCTGCGATACTAAAGAATACTGTTAATCAAATAAAGGGAGGAGTAAAATGACTAGAATGCTAGTTTTTTCCTTATCTCTAGCTTTAGCTTTAGCTGGGTGCTCTACTACATCGCAGCTAATAACTACAAAAGAACACGTAGTTATAACACCCAGTGATAGCATGTACTACTGCCCAACCGGTGGATTTATTCCCAATGCCGAAACGCTGACGGATCTAGAAGTTGCTAGACTTCTATTCGATCTTAATAAGACGAATAAGATATGCAAGAATAGTCTAGAGTCGATAAGAAAGTTCATCGTCGAGTCTAAAAAAACTGTAGAGACTCCTACCCAGTAGAAGCTTTGTTTGCGTCGATGTATGGCTTAATTTCTGATAATATCTTGGTATATAAAATTAACTTATTATTTTTTGATACGGTGTAGTAAGTTTGGCCGCTGTTTAATCTAATGGAACATATTACATACATCGTTTCTTAAACATTAAAGCTATTTCCACAGCCGCATCTTGATGATTCATTTGGATTTTTAATGACCAACATGCTATGGCCTAGCTTCTCTTCATAATCGAGTGTAGTGCCTATAATGTACATTAGACTTAATCCATCAACTACAAACTGGTGATTCTCGTCGAGCCTAATGCAAATGTCATTGTTATCAAGCTCATTTGGTAACTGCTTCATGAAGTTATAATCATAGCTAAAACCTGCGCAGCCACCACCCTTCACTTGAAGTTTGATGGCACTCTTTTTCTTCATAATGCATGCATTGAGCAAGTAATCTCTAGCTGCTTCAGTAATGTTTATCATTCGCAGTTAATACGCATCTTTACATCCCTTTGATATATTTATCAATCTTCTAACCGATAATATCTTTCGGGATTAGTAACCATAGCATAAATGCACTCGATGTAGTCCTCATCGGAATCATTAAGGTTGTTGCTAATAAAGGACTTTACCCCGTCAAGCGACTGGATACCTTCTTCATAGATTGCTCTCAGGACCATAGTCTCCTGGAGATCAAGGTGTGCAGCATGGCGGTTCATATCATCTTCATTCCACATATCATTTTCTCCTCTGCTCATATTATTAATATATCAAGCTTTCAGATAAATGTACACAAAAAAATAGCGCCTAGACAAGCCAAGCGCTATTTATTTTTAACTCAAATGATTAGAACTTGATGCTCAAAGAGCCTCCAACGTAGTCCCCAGTAGCATTATAGGCCGAATCGTAGTTTCTGGCAACCTTAGCACTTATGCTGTATGTAGGCGTAATGTCAAAGGTAACACCGGTGCCAATCTGATGACTCTGATAGCTATTTGCAGCGGCATCAAATGCATTGCGGTAGCGATATTGGATAGTATTGAACGTCATGCTATCAGTTACCTTATAGTCTGCATTGCCGTACGCTGCATAGTATGCAAAGTTACCAGTGTCAATGAAGCGCTCACCGATACCGGCCTTGCCACTCAAAGAAACACCAGCGATAGCAGGAAGAGCATAACCTGCCTGTGCTTCTAGGTTCTGTTTTAGATTGGAACCAGAAACCTGAGTTGTCTGAGCCATACCACCAATGCTGAATCCTCCGCCAAGAGAGTGCTTATATGCAAGCTGATAGACATCGTCTGCCTTTGTACCAAAGTTATTTGCCAAGTCTTGGCCGTAAGTAACGGTCAAGCTGTCGACACTTGCAGGTGCAGCAGCTGCCGCAACTGGAGGTAGAGGAGCTGTCTTCTTACTAGGAAGATCAGTAGCATATGCAGTAGTTGCGAATAGAACTGCTGCAGCAGTGAAGATAAACTTTTTCATTTAGTACTCCTTAGTTGTTGAACATTCACATTACCATAATACATAAATTGGTGCCCATGGTCAGACTCGAACTGACACTGTCGGAATTTTAAGTCCCGTGCCTCTGCCATTGGGCTACATGGGCATCTATTCACCGTTTATTAATATATCACACATTCTATATATTGTCATAGTTATCTTGGCTGGGGGACTAGGATTCGAACCTAGGTTGGCGGAGTCAAAGTCCGCTGTCCTACCAGTTAGACGATCCCCCAATGGTGGAGAACCGGGGAATCGAACCCCGATATTCGCCGTGCAAAAGCGACGTTTTCCCATTAGACTAGTTCCCCTTTTTTGGTGAGTGGTGACGGGATCGAACCGCCGACATTCTGCATGTAAAGCAGATGCTACTACCAGCTGAGCTAACCACCCAATTATTTAATATATCTTTAACCCATCTTCTTTAAAATTTCTCGGCAATAGCGAGATTTTGTGGGTTTATGATTCAGACCTGCTGAATACATGGTAGCGGCGAAACATATGTCATCGCCTGATTTATCTAATGCGAGTCTCAAATAAATCATAGAATATTCTAAGTTTGTTTCGGGATCTAGTAACTTATCACACTTATCTCGAAACCCTATTCCCCTAGCAGTAGAGCAGAGTATTTGACCTAAGCCATATTCTCCTTTTAATCCTCTAGCCTTTGGATTATAGTTAGACTCATGTTTTATAAGGGCCTGCGCAAACGCAACAGGGACCTTATGTTCGGTTGCTTTCTTATTCACTAATTCACTTATGCTTTCACCAGCATATGTAGTAGAATTCAATGAAAACAACGTAAATAACCCCAAAATTAGGGTTAAATGCGGCTTTCTCATTTGTTCTCCTTTTGTTTGGTTGCGCAGCCGGGAATTGCACCCGGACCTCGAGCGTATGAGACTCGTGAGTTACTATTTCTCCACCGCGCTTTAACTTTCACATGCTTCAGGAAGAGGCATGTTTATTATATATAATATCCTGCAATTCAAAATATGTACATAGTAATTATCAATATTATAAATAAAGATAAAGGGGATAGATTATAATCTTTCCATAGATATATTTTTATGTTTTCTGTGATTTTTTGTTATTTTTCATAAAATACAGGGGAAATAAAATGATACCTACAGACCCAAAAGATGCAGCCAATTTAGGCAAAGCCTGGGGTGAAGCAATTACCGATAGCGTATTCGGTATAGCTGATGACATGAAAAAGGTCAAAGCTAAAAACATTGCCACAAAAGCTCGCAATGAACTAGTACAGATCAACAACGATATAGCAAAGAACAATGCGTTGCTTCGCAAGCAGGCGATGCAAGAGATAGCCGCTGAGCAAGAACGTGACAGAATGGCCAAGATGAATCCTGCTCAGAGAGAAACTTATAAGAAGTCAAAAGCCCGTGCTGCTTTAGATGCACACAATCTTGAGATAGAAGCAGAGAATACGAAACAAGTGGTGATGGCAGTTGTGATATTGGTTGTTTTGTTGGCAATAGCTGGTGGCGTTGCAGCCTTGATGTTGATGAAATAATGGGATGTTATGGCTGAAGATGAGATCAAAGAACCCGATGAAGATTCTGAATTCCATCCTTGGTTGTTGAATTATCGAAAAAAGAACGAAATCGAAAAGGTAGAGATACTGACTGAAACATTAAAGGGGATTGAGACAAATTTAGGATACGTCTCTGTATTATCGATGATTAATAGTGTGTTGATAATAGGTTTAATATTTGGCGCTTTAATAACGGGTGTAGTCGGTATCAGCTCAGAAGTATCGAATGCGCTTATTGGATTTGCAAAAGATAAAATTGGAATTGGAGGAGAAAAATAAAATGGCAAAAATGAATGAATTAGAGCAAAAAGATATCAACGATGCGAGGGTTCAAGCAAAAGAAGCTTTAACATCTGGCGATAAAATAGCAGCACACTTTATATATTACTACTCGTGGTTTTGGGCGATATCGTCAACCATGTATTTCTTCTGTGTCACATTCTTAAACGTGCCAGAAAGCAGCCAGCACTTTGCTGACATTATCCTAGGATTCTTGCTAGGTACAGCTGTCGCTACTGTCATAGGATTCTTCTATGGCAATAGCGATAAGAGTTAATGATGTCACAAAAAGTATTAGAAAAGGGATCTAAATATGCAGCCTTGGACACGGATGAGAACGGAACTGTCTCTGATAGCGAATTTGAAAAAGCTCAGAGAATTATCGATCTCGAAAACAAAGACGCCAAAGAGGACCAACTCAGAAGAATGGCATGGATCGCCATGGGTAGTATGGTTCTCTTCACTGGATTCTTATTTCTCCCCATACTACCAATCGAAAGATTGAATGCCTTAAGCAGTCTGTTACAGATGTTCTATATTGCTCAGGCAGGTGTAGTAGCGACGTTCTTTGGAGCTACAGCGTGGGTCAATAAGTAGTGTTGGTGCCCCAGAGGAGACTCGAACTCCAATACGTATACCAATTCCGTCACCAAGGCTTATTTCTAAATTGTCTTACTAGTTATATAATCCTTTATAATAGATACAGCTTTAGCTATGAGTGGCTTAGCAGTTGCCGGATTAACGAATCGATTGTGATTTTTCTGCTCGTCTATAAGTTCTTTAATTGGAATTCCAAGCCCCATTAATTCAGTAATATCCCATGCACTTAACCCAGCTCCGTCGTGAGATCTCATTGGAAGTTTGCTATTCAATTCTCCAGCTATTTTCATGGAATCTATCCAATCCATGTGTTCGTTTTTCCAAATAAGTTCATATGGACTTTCTATTGCATTCTTCTGAGCTTGTTCCCAATTCCTATCCCCTGGACCAACTATAGTATATCCCCACTTTTGATAGTCTTTTTCAAATGCACTTTTTCTAGTGAAAGCAGATTTTTTAATACTAAGAGACCACCAACCCCAACTATCTAAGATTTTACCTTTATTTTTCCAGAGAAATTCATCCGTTTGATATATAGATTCTACAGGTTCTCCCGGCAATCCAACAATAAATCCGCTACTGGTAAAGATATCTGCTCTAGATTTCAGATCTATAATGGCTTCGAACTGCTTATCACTATCATATCCCTTGCCAATTGCCTTCTTAGCAACTGGATGCAGGGTTTCAAACCCAAATATAGCAGTCTTTAATCCACTCTCTACTAACATAGGAATAGTTTCGGGGAATATAGCCATCAAGTCAGCTCGCATGAAGACACCATATGTAATCTTAACGCCGCTTATTCGTACAGCCTCCAACACCTGCTCTATCTTATAGATGTTATCATTGAAGGTATCATCCATAAAGATATAGTTATTGACACCCCATCTCTCGTAGTTTTCCTTTATCTCATCTGCTAGATTAGAAGTATCTCTGATATAATCGTTCTTCTTTTTCCCCAATAGCGGGAAAGAACAGAAACTACACTTGAATATGCATCCCCTACTAATTTCCATTGGAAGATAATTTAGAGCGATCATGTCGCTCTCTTTCCACTTAATGGTTAGATTGGATGTGTCGTTCTTATAATTTCCAGATTCTCCATCTAATACGTCAAATCCTAGATAATCAACAAATTGTACTGGATCTGGTCTCTTACCACTTAAATGATCTAGATAATGTAGCATTGCCTTTTCTGAGAATCCCCATATAATGGCATCTACTATCGACTTAGTTAATTTATGAATTGATAATTTTGTCTCGTTTCCACCGACAACTATCTTGACATGCGGGTATTTCTCTCTTATCCACTGCATAAGACGAATTACTTTTAACGCTCTATCTTCAGTAGTTACTAATAAAAATGTAGCGCTTAGACCAACAAATAGTGTTTTTTCAGTAATATACTTTTCTAAGACCTCGTGAAGCGAATCATCTGAAAATGAATGGAAATAATCTATTACTTCTATGGAATACCCATTATCTTCTAAGTACGTTCTCATTCTGTACGCACCGGCTGGTCTGGTGATAATAGATATATCACCAGACATGCCAGTAAAAATAATTCCATCAGTCATATATTTTCCCTAATTATTGGAGCGGGCTAGGAGAATCGAACCCCTCGCTTCAGCTTGGAAGGCTGAGGTATTGCCACTATACGAAACCCGCAATTTATTAAAATAGCTGTTTGGTCTCCTCAAACCAAAGGTGATTTAGCTCTCATAATCTATTCTTTATTAGGCAGCTAGTATTTCCTTCAATCTATCAGCCGCATAGCTAGCTGCAAACGCATTAGGCTTAACCAGAGGAACAACGTTACACATCCCACGTATATATCCAGTAGCTTCATTGATAACACAAGAAGAACCATGATGCTCATCAGGGTTAATGTCAAGGTGTACTTCCACGTGACGATCCTCCAACACTTCTGCTAGCTTCATGTATAGTTCAGCTATCTTATATACTTCGTTCATAAGGCGCATGCGTGGCTTGTTCTTCTGTTGGTCAAAGTCCCTCTCCCTGATTATTTCGCCAAAGATCTTGCAGCCGCGATTGCCGTAATAGTGAACCACTACCGCTAGAGTATAGTCTGCATGCCAAACATTGTTGATCATAAATCTTTCTGAGTCACCGCCGATATAGATCTTAGTTTCCGGATCCTGCTTATTAATAAAATCTGCAACTTCTTGAACATTCATCTTTTGGCATAGCATGACTAACCCCTAATGTTTATGTGTATTAAATAATTTATCGTTAAGTCAAATATCACAGCTTAGGATCAAATCTACTCTCTGCGGGTTTGAAATCTTTTCCAGCCGTTATTGCACAAAGTTGATTTTGTTGTGGATTAAAAGCAAATACAGTCCATGTACCTGTAGCCATGTTAGCATATATTATTAATTGTCGGGTACCTTTTTCATTAAGATCAATAAATGGTTTCTCGCCGTATTGTTCTTCCATGCTCTTATGTGCTGTAACAGCATCCATACAATCATTTTTGTCTTGTGCATATGTCATTGTAGGAAATAATGCTAATAATGTAAAGATAATCTTCTTCATATCATATCCTCCTAATAACATATTTATGGTACCACTTAGCAGACTCGCTCCCTGATACGCCCATCCAGTCCGTGAATATAAAGCTTAGTCTGCTGATTTTGTGCAATTCTTCTTGCTTGATC